TCATGTTGTAAAACGCTCGACCTTTTCTGAAGTACCTTGGGTTATTACTTTAACCTCATCTCCAACGATTAAAATGCCATATTCATTTTCCTGTACTCTGACTTCTTTCCGATCTGATCCTTCAAATTGGCATGTTATAAAATATTTTTTTGTTGAAGAATTCTCCACCCAGTCTACTCTTTTATCAATTACTTTTGCGATTCGTTCAATTTTGGGTAGTCTTGAATTCCTTGCGTTTTCGCGTTCGGCAGATATTATTGCAGGCACTAAAACGGCCATTATTAAACCGATCATTATAAGTACAATTAGAAATCCTTCGAGCATGTATTATTCACTCCTTAAAATTTCATTAATAAACTGCTATATCCCAAAACGTAAAAACACCCCACCAGCTTAGCCAGTAGGGTGTCACCGATGCTTTTTATTATTAGCTGATAGACAAACTACCCTCATCTTCTATTTCTGCGCTAATAACATTAGGATCATTTTTTAATTCCGATAAAGATCCCAATTTGTTTAATTCTATTCCGGCCACGTTTAAGATCGGGGATACATAAACTATAAACCCGTGCTTTTCTAATGAGTTTATTTTTTCCTTATCCCTCAACCTGACTATTGCTCTCACCATAATTTAACACCTCCAGGATTCTGTCCAGATTCATAACCCCAAAACCTTGATGATGTCGTGGAGCCTGAATGTCGTCTGCCGTTTCGTATAATGTGTCTTTAATCTTAGAAAGTGTAGGCTTACTATTGTTTGACGCCAATGCAGCAATCACTCCAGTAATTATAGGAGTTGAATAAGAAGTGCCATCATCATATTCTTGGTTATAGTATATGGAACCAGATGTCAAAATATTAGGCTTATTTTCATTTGGCAATCCCTTACTGCTGTATCTCGCAACAGCATCGCCCTTATCTGTTATAGCACCTACCGTCACTGCTTCCTGCGCTTTTCCGGGTCTACTTATCGTGCCTTCCTTGCCTTCATTGCCAGCCGCTACAACAAAAACAACATCGTCTTTCATTCTGGAATAAGCATTAACACTCTCGCACAAAGGACATTTATCTTCTGCGATGTCTTCCCCAAAACCTAGTGACATATTTATTATTCGCGCGTTTGTACTGTTCATGACAAAGTCTACTGCTCTTAACACATCTATCATTTTAATTCCACTAGGGTTATGTGCTACTTTGCAACTTATTATATTACTCCCTCTAGCAAACCTTTTGATGATATTTGCAACTTTATTGCCATGATGTATAGCTGGTGTACTCCCATACCCTGTAAAATCGTGGTGTTCTTTTATAAACGATTCAGACATTCCTGAATCAAGTACCGCCACTTCAACCCCCCATCCATGGCAATTTGCATTTCTGGTTTTAGATGCATCTATCTTGGGCACAATTTGTAAAGGGGAAAAGTTAGCGGTTAACATACCTTCTTCTTGTAATTTGCCATCCTCAGGTGCGACCATTATATAATCTAGATCAAACATTTTCTCAATTTGATCTTTCATCTCTTCATTTCCACTAAATGCAATTATCGGCAAGATTGGCGAGGAATATTCTACATAACCTCCTAATTCGTTTATTTCATCAACGATTAAGTCTTTGTGTTCTATATCCGATTTTAAAATGAACGTTAGATTTCCCATAGACTTCTCCTTAATTATGTAATAAAAAAAGTACTACACGACATAATTCACCCTCATGTAGTACTGGCTATATTTAATTTATAAAATTAAACATAGCTTCTACACTGAACTTCCAGATTCCTGCTTGTTTTTTTGTTTTCTCAAAAAAAAATTGCAAATTATCTTATAAAAAAAAATTGCAAATTATCTTATGGTGTACTAATCCTGAACAAACCCGTCTACAATATAAGGTGAATTATTGACCTCCTTAACAACCCTAAAATAAAAAGAACTGCCAGCCGAAGCCAGCAGGGCATTTACTTATAGTTTATTCCGCAGAAGCAGGCGTTAGTCCAGGTTCCATTGGTGTAGGCTCAGGTGCAGCTTGAACCTGAGCGCTTGGAGTTACCTCTGTTGTAGCCTGTGCAAACAATTCGTTTATCTTAGCCGCCAAACCATTCATAGCTTCTTTTGCCGCCGCTCTTGCAGCTTCTTCGGTGCTAACTTCGGCTGCTGCATCCGCTATAGCAGCATCCTCCATGCTAATAGGTTTTTGCTTGGCTTTGTAGTCAAGGTACGCCTTTTCTATGGCTCCCTGAATCTCTATGTCAGTGAGATATATCCCTCTTTGTTGTAGCTGTCTGGTTACATAGGATAAAGCTTGTTGTAGTTTTTTCGGGCCGTCCGCCTCTTTGAAAACTGTCTTAGCGAGAGAAAATCCTTCTTCCGCCAGTTTGTGCAACAGGACGCGCTGTGACTCCGTTGTACGGGCATTTATCCACTCATTAGCCTTCACCTTAATCGTGTTCAGCCCAGCTATAACAATGGCTGTCAGGACTCCTAAAATGGCGGTAGCGACGGTACTAACATATGGTTGTACGGTTTCGATAATAGTTTGCATATAAAATCCCCCTCTTATTGTGTTGGCAAACCTGCTGCACGCCGCAGATAGTTGGCCAGATTGTTGAAATGTTGCATTTGCTCCTTGTCACCCGCTTGTTTTGCTTTAAACCAAGCTGGTTGGAGCCAACGGAAGATAATCTCTTGCGCATTGGATTTAAACAGCTTCACAGCTCCAGCAAGAGGCAGATTCTTTTCATTAAGCCCGGCCGCCGCCCGAAGATTATTGGCTAGGTTGTGAAAATGCGTCTTGCCTACTTCGTCAGCTGCCTTCTGTGAGGCGAACCACGCCGGGGATACATAGTTATCAATTAAGGATTGAGCAATGTATACAGGTAATAGCGTAAAGTCCAGCGCGGCAGGAGCCACAGAAGCGCCTTTAAGCTCTGTCTCCACGTCATAAACCAAATCCTTGAGCGTCTTGTTAATCGTTGCTAATGCTTGGTCTACGTCTCTCTTACGTGATGGATCGAGTTGCTTGTGCGATGGTATATGCGTCCGTGGGTTTATCCCCCATTTATTGCAGCAGTAGGCCAGGTACCATACAAAGCGTTTGTAAGCCCCCAGCGTGTCGATCTTGCCACCGAAGCATAGCTCTACACCAAGGGCAATATCGTTTGCATCGTCGCCGTACAATTCGTTATCCAGCTTAATGTTATATAAGACGTGCCATGCCTTTTCTGCCGGGTCGGGTCCGGTACCTGTTGGGATTATCTCAAGAATCTTTTTATCGTCAATAAACGTTTGCGCTGAAGCCGAACGATCGACCAATTTGTTGAAGTAATCATAATGGTTATCCGCTGAAGCTCCTGGATTACCTGTGTCGTGCGCAACTAAAAAGACCGGATTCCCGCTTGTTAGGCGAGTACCCGGTCTTACGTTATGGCGCTTGTTGATGTAGCGCCGTTCTATCGTGTATTTTTTTGTGTCGAACATTTTAATATGTTCCCCCTTATACAGCAGGCTTTTGCCCCTGGTCTTTTTTTTCTGGCTCCGGGTCCGGCATATTCGGGTTTTTAGGTGCCTGGGAACGAGACTCGAAGATTTTCACGGCATTGCGTAAAACATCGGGCATCGGGACCCCCATCCTTCCTACATTTTCAATAATGGATAGTAGTTCGTTGGCTAGGTAAAAGAAGATAACTGCGTTTTGAAAATAGTTTAGGTTGCCCAACGCCACATCAATAAAGTGGGCCACCACCACGATCAAGAAAATAACCACTTTGCGTGCTATGCCGTGATACCCTATCCGGCTGCGTAACTCTCCGCGAATCCATGCGGCTATCCACCCGGTCAGCCAGTCCGCAATCACTAAAATAAAAAGCAAATGTATCATGACACTCCACTCTCCAAACAGGTAGCCAGCAACCGCCCCAAACCCCGCCGCCGCCCCTTTTATGATTTGTGTTAATCTGTCGTCCATCGTTCTCCCCCGTCTCTATAGGTCAGGACAATTTTCCTGACCTTTGTCAAAATCCGCGTAAATTATTCCGTTAAATATTCTCTTAATTATTCCGGCACAGAGAAAAGCCCTCGACCACTCCGAGGGCATAAAAAAACACGCTCCATTATGGGCGTGCTGTTACTCTTGTTCTTTTTCTAATGGTGTGCCATCCACATCTAATCCCCAACTTGCTAGGTAAGCTCTGACAGGCTCCTTCTGAATGTCTGGTACTTGCTCAAACTTTTTGATTCCTTTCATAATGAGCGATCCGTATATGGCTGCCACGTTAATCACCTCCCCTCTTTAAGTACTTTAAGCTCCGCCTGCATAGCAAGCATTTGCTCATACATATCAGCCATTGCAATCTGTGTATTTGTAAGTTCTTCACGAAGCTTTGGCTGCGGTTCTGGCTGCTTGGTCAACTCTGCTATTTGCTCCGGTGTAAGTCCTTCTGTCCAAAGGTTATCCGGCTGCTTAGGAGCAATATTTAAAGGCTGTTCCTCTACAATCCTGCCCTTAGCCTGCCAAGCGTCCAGCGCGGCTATATACGCCTCCTGTGCCTCATAAACGGCATCTTGGTACGTATCCCACGCGGAAAGGTCAAAACGCGGCTTGTACAGGCCCGGTGTTGTAATCGGTACGCCAACCGTGTAGCCTGCAAGCTCTGGCTTTTCAGGTGCTACTATATCGCCCTGCTTTCCAACAGATTCGGCATAAAAAGGGACGACACCCGAAAAGGCATCGTCCACTACTTCATCCTCCAGATAGAGTCCGTCTGTGTTTACTTTAGGTACTAATTTGGACATGTGTTGATCCTCCTTTTACTTAGCTCTGTAGGAAAAGTCAATAACCAAGAACGAGTTTCCGACACTCGAATTACATTGAAGGCTGGTACTTCCCACATACAGAGTAGAGGGGGCGGCTCCGGCTCCGCTGCTGGACACGGCGGCAACCTCAATAGGGGATTCTGGTTCGTACCCTTTTGGAAAGCGGTAAATCACCGAATTCGCTGTAGACACACCATTTTTTATATAACCTTGGACGTGTACCCACCCCATTGAATCTTTATAGTAAGCAATAGGTCTACGAGCAGTGTCATAGTCCGCCCACCCATTGAGCAAAGTTGGGTACAGCCAAACGGGGTTATCCTTGTCAGCCTTCTTGTTTTCCAGCACTGACACCCGCGCCGTGTTTTGCTGTACGCCATCTACCAAGTCTGCGAGCAGCGTCTTTTCATTGGCTGCGTAAGAGCCTGTGAACGGTACGACTGGCGATGAGTTAGACATAATGTATGTGACACTGTATGCCTTCTCAGGAGCATAGGCATACAACTGGTCGATGTAGACATTACCGTACCAAGTACCACCGATCGTTGTGACTCCCCAATTGTAGGGTTCAGAAGCGTTATTTCCGTAAACGTTCAAAACTTTAGAAGGCATATTTCTCAACGGGTTGTTAGCACTGCTTAACCCGATGTAGTTTACCATCCACCTATTAGTCGTGCTTGGGTACAAAGAAGGTTTGACTGATTCGCGCAACACTATCCCCGTACCTACTTCAACCTGATTATCTCCCTCGATGAAGGATAGTTGACCCTCAGATACAATAGGCTCCACGGTAGGCGTTGCAAGTTGGTATACAAGTTGGTAAGGTTCCCAATATACGAACCTGCCGTCTTTACTCAATCCAGGTTCTATTTGCGTTGTTGGTAAAGTGGAGGTGGTAGCCCCGTGATTATTTATTTTTCTCCAACTTTTAGGGCCTTGGTTATTGTATAACTCGGCAGAAGTACCATTCCAGTAATACATATTCCAACCTAGAAAATACGCTTTAATCTCGTCAGCCGTCGGGCTGTAGCTGTCAGCCCACCCACTATCTGCAACTGGAATACCAAAGTAAATATCTCCCGCCGCTGTAACGGCGTTAGAATCTGGTGTGTTGCCTGTGCTGCCTTGCGGCAATATCTTACCGTCGAACTTTGTACCAATACCGCTACCAGCCACTGCGCCTGCTGCTCCGCCTACCAGTTTTACTTGTCTGACCCCGCCAGTAGCGCCGCCTTCACCCTGCACCCATTCCCTATTACCATCCAGCGTAAGACCTTGCCATTTCTTGGCCTTGAAGTATTGCCCATCTTTTTCGAACACCGTATCCGCATTCGCTCCTGTAACTGGATCGGCGTACAGGTCTGTTTGCAAGGCAAACATGGAGTCTTCACGCGGCTTGAATGGTTTGGCTGTACTGCCGATGTTGAGCATAGGGTTTTCAAGTGTGAACGTTCCGGCGCCAGTGTTTGTGGCGTAAATCCGCACTCTCTTAGTCGTCGTCTTGGTCGTGAATGTTACTGCGACATCCCTATTCTCATTATCGGTCGTGCTGTACACTGTGGTTTCAGCGCCCAAATCATCTACCTCAACCACAGTTACGCGCCCGTTAACTTTAGCGGTAAAAGTGTAGACCTTCCCTGGACTTACAGGCACGTACACATTGGATTGATCCACGGATACAGTAGCCACCGTTTCTAACTTATATGGGTTCAGTATTTTAGCTCTGTCTCCGCGTGTCCACTCATAAAACGAGGGAATTAAATTCTCGCCGTACCGAATCGCATACGGGTTACGTACAGGCATTACACTGTCTACATAAGGCCATTTAGCCGCAACTTGAGCAGGCGTAAGGGTTGCCGCTGCTGCATAGTCTGCGTCCGATACCTCGTAAACGCGCACCGAATCCATATTAAACGTATTGCCGCTTGCACCTGTGCCTGTAATGGTCAAGATGTGGAAAAAATCAGTAGCTGCAAACCGGACAACAGACGGCGCAAAAGCAGAGGCCGATGTCACTTCATTCCCCGCAGCTCCAGCAATCCCGTTGATGGAAATAGCCACCTTGCTGGTATTACCGTTTTTCACATCTGCTATTGCGATATACTTTTTGCTTGGCGTGGTCAAAAAGCTTGCTGAAGCAGTAGCTGGCACAGAACCAAGAGTAATTTTAAATGAGCCGGTCCCGCTAGTTTTGTTAGCTGTATCAAGTGCTATTGTCGTGTTAGAAGACCACAGTCCCACGCTTTCGCAGTTTCCCATGCGCCCCAATAGATTCACCAGCATGCGGCCTGTCAGCCCGGTAAGTTGGAACGGAGCTACCTTGGTAGCATTCATGATCTGTACGCTTGGTTGCAGCGTTACGTCCTGACGGGATATAGTGTTTAGGCGTTCTTTAACCCCATCCATAACACCAGCAAAACCGTCTATCTTCTCCCAGTTATCATTCATCATGGTTTTCACATCAAAGAAATCGTTACCTTCTGCCACCGGGTCCTTCATGTATAGGCTCAAATTAGGTGTATTACTAGCCAATCGGTACACCTCCTGCAAATTTGTTTAATTGAGTGTTATTAATTTCACTGATCCTCATCACGTGGTGTATCTCACGTATAACAAGGTACCTGAACTGATACCGCACTTCTAAGTGTGCCGGTTTGATCTCTTCTATAGCATCTTTTAAGTCTTGGAGATTTGGCGGCAATCCTAGTGTCCCGATAAACCTGATCACAAAATAGTATTCAGACGGAAACACAGTAACATCAACTTCTCCGCGGTCATAGCTATCTGCCACATTTTTGATCATGCTCGCAGACACCTTGCCGCTCCCGCGCATCTTAGAGATAACCACGCTTCGCCTCTGCTCAATTGGCTTAGAAGGCATGGAGATTATTTTAAGGTCCTTTTCCCAAAACTTAATGCCCCAGGTTGCCGTCTCCGGGTGAAACTGGCGGAATGTATCCACTATTGCAGCATCCAAATTATCAAACTCAATATCTTCCGACTGCATTATTTCTACGAATTCTTGAATTTCCTCATAATAGTCCGGCAAGTATGACATTAGTTTTTTAGACATGTACATCCACCGTCCCGAGCACGGCAACCGAGTCCAAAGGTACTTGTATATTGCTGGTCACTCCGTTAATGGTTAAATCAAAGTAGTCGATAACAGGTGGTACGTCCAAAATAAAGTTTGCTATCCGAGTGATGCGCACCAGAGTATCATTTTCATTAAAGGCCAGCCCTTCCAGATACTTAGCAATGCTGGCTTCCAATTGCTCTTTTACATCATCTGTCGTCGCATCTCGTGCCAGTTGTACCCGCACGCTGACGTTTATAGGTACTTCTCCGGCGCCCACAACCGTAACCACTGGTCCGATTGGAGCAGCCCCCTCGCCGTGTCCATCCTGTGTAGGATCTATATATTTTTGTGCAGCTTGGACGACTGCCGCCGAAGGAGCTCGCTTGTTATTATCCAAGACGACTACTTTAACCGTGCCAGGACCGTTCCAGAGCGGGAAAGTTTTCGCATCCCCAACGCCTGAAACCTCACGAGCCCACACGACATATTGATTCTTGTTCGCGCTTGTGATAGGCTTTGTAACCTTATCTTGGTAGCGATCAAATAGAGCCGGACCCGTTTCAGTATCCTCGCCGGAAACAAGTAGATCTACCAATTCCGCTTTGGCCAACCCGTTAATAAAGTCAATCGGCAACAGTGATCCCGAAAATTGATTTCCTATTACGCCAGCCGTTTCGCATTCCACTACAAACTGGCCGACACCCAATTTACTGAGTACGACATAGTTTAGATCCTCAATGCTGTAGCGGCTACCGATAGGCACATCCATGAGAACACCTTGGTTGTCGTAAAACTTTCCTCGCCAATGTGCTTTGGTCGCTTCTTTACGAGTTATACCGGACCATGCCACGGCCGAGTCTAAATATTCCTCGTTTTCGGCGTTCGGGAATATAAGGCTTATATTCGTATCCAATTCCACATACATTTGCGCTAATTCGGAAGCAGCTGGGGCCAACGCATCATATATAACACTGCCCTCCCGTTTATCCATACTGTCCGGTATACGGGCTAACATGCGCTCTAAGATGGTTTCAAATGTTTGGGCCTCATACAATGCCGCTCACCCCCGTTTCGTTCCTGAAATTACCTTGCGTTGTAATCACTTCGAATTCGGCTAGTACATCCGATCCGCTAAAAGTGAATTGAAAATCTCGCACATCTGTAATCCGATCATCTGCCAAGAGTGCTTCACGGACCAACCTTTTCAATTCTGTCTGCACAAATAACCGGCTCTGCCCTTGCAGCCGGTCTATCTCAGCTCCGTAATCATCGGAGTATATTAAGTTTTCATAACGTAATGTCTGGAGTATCTTATATACCACTTGCCGCATAGCCTCCAGACCGTCCACAATGCCGCGTGCGCGACCATTTGTGAAGTCTAAGGCATATGTCTTGGTGGGCATTTCTTCTTCCTCAATTTCCTCATCAACGATGCTGCCGCCTTCTGGTATCATGGTGTCACCAACTTATCCAGCACAGCAAACTGTTGACCGCCTTGCATTCGTAGTAATAGCACGGCATCGCCTACCTTAAGGCCTTCGCGGATCACCAACACATCAGGCAAAGCGGTTTGAGTGGTCTTTGTTGCCGTCTCAGTAGGAGTCTCGTCTTTATACACATGGCTATGTGTAAGACTAACCTCATAACGCGTTACCCGCTCAGTGATTAATAGAAATTCCTCGTCCAACACCAAACGTTGATCTACAGTAATTTCAAGTGGTGAAATAGCAGTGACCTGTCCAAGCATACCTTCGCTGGGCTTTGAAGCTTTCATAGTTTCCAACGCCATTTTTTGTAATTGTTTGTACATTAAATCACCTTCAATTCGAGTGACATGGTATGTTCTAAACCCGAAAATTTATGTGTGCATGAATCTACCAAATAGACTTGACTTACTTTCAAGTCGTCTATAAACACAGGCACATAACAACCTGCCCGGATACTTAAATCTCCCATAGCATCTATACTCAAGCTTTTGCTTTCCCGATTGTGTAAGGTGAGCAAGTTTTGCGCCTTTTGCTTAATCTGTGCCGCGTTCATTTTTTCGTCTACCTTATCGTACAGCTGGAGTTTTCCCCACTTCTTGATATTGTTGCTGTCCTGGTAGACGTAAGCATCTCGTTTACCAGTCTCTTTGTTATCCCGTACCAGTTTGACATAGTTGTACGTCTCGCTGTCTATGGAACGTTTAAGCGCGTATCCGGTCATCAGACTACCGTCACCCACCGAAACAGATACAAGCATATCAGCGGCCCGTTTAAGGGCCAGAGCGCCAAAGTCGTCGTAGAATACATAGATTGACCCAGTAGACATTAGCGTCTGATCGATAGCCTTATAGATGATGTCTAATAGCTTTTGGTTATCCTCGACCATAGCAGGTATTTTGTATCCCGTGTCGGCAATCATTCCAGTTTTCAGCTTAAAATCCTCTGCAATCCGTTTTATCACCGCGCCGGCCGTTAAGTTTTTAAAAACATAAGTGTCGTTAGCGTTGAGATACCTTATTTGATCGTATGCGGTAATCTTCATATCGGAATTTTCTGATCGCTCAACACTGAAGACATAACCGTAGAAAATCTTGTACTTGCCTTTGGTAATCCGGACGATATCTCCATTCTGGACCTTGAACTTTTTGTTTTGGTAGATGCCATCTCTAACAAGCGTGATTTCTACGCTACCTGGGCTCCCGGTGCGTTCGGTCTTCCATGTGAGCTCAGAAACCAACCCGGCCGCATTCTCTTTGCCAGCCATCGACTCCCCAGACACTTGCCACACGTTACCATCTCGATTGTCTATGAATATATCCATGCCATCACCCCGGCAGTCTTAGCACTTGCCCAACCTTTAGCCGTTTGGCCTGTGCATTTGTAATCTTATTGAGTGTTTGAATCTCCTTATAACGGGACCCGTCACCCAAGTTCTTTTTAGCGATAATCCAAAGCGTATCTCCAGCTTTAACCTTGACCGACTTGGGTTTAACCTTCTCATTAGGACGCTTGGCCTTCGCCTTGGTGGTTGTCGTCTTTTTTGCGCCTGTCTTGGTTGTGGTCTGCTTTACCTTGGCCTGTACCGCATTGTAAAACACGTATTTCTTGAATGTAATGGTGTATTCAATATCCGAGGTACCCGCTACTGGCTTCCACTCGAACTCTTCTATTGTGACAGGCATGTTTATAGCAATTTCCTGTGGACTCTTTTGTGCACCTGGATCAAAACTGATCGCAGAATAAATAAAGCGGATGGGCCGCTTAGTGTCCATCCACTTGTCTATTAAAGCAATATATTCAGGTATCGGCCGTAATTCATCGGTGTTGACGAATGGGTACGCCTGTCCAGGGAAAAAGCTATCGAAGGATATCTCCGTAAGTTTCCGTGACTGAATCGCGTTTATCTCGCCCCCATCCACGATTTTAAATGTGGAACCGTCTCCGGCTTCTTTAATACTCATTTCTGGAGGATTGACCGGGATACGAAATGCTTCTTCCCCGTTGTTGTAGCTTAGTAGTATGGCGTGTTCCATTATTATGTGTACACCCCCTGTGCCGTAGAAACAAACTGTTCTTCCAGATGATCACCAATCTTTTTGATGATTGTATCTACATCAGCCCCATTGTTTATATCGCCCGTCTTGACTTGCACTGTAGGCGTAAGAGTAACAAAGTTCTGTATAGACTTCATCTCTGCGATATCCCGCATGACTTTCAGGTCTTCGCTTGAGATATCAACCTTGTCTTCAATCTTGCCTACTTTGCCCACTTTACCAACCTTGCCAACATCGCCAGCGCCGTTTGGCTTTGCTGCCTTAGGAGCTTTATAAGGCTGGGCAGTTCCTTTAAGAGAAAAATTGCTTACGGATTTAGTAAGGTCGTTAGCCATCGACTTACCATTATTGAATGCTTTAAGAACATCCATTGATTGCATACGGTACTTGCTAAAGTCCATAACATCTTTATCCGAAGTCGGCTTTTGCGGACCATCTGCCATCTTCATGTACTGGATCGCAGAAATGGTAGAACCGGTAATCGAATTTGTTTTTTCAATCAACCAGTTTAAGCCATCAACCATCTTATTTATTAGATCTACGAAATACTTACCGATATCATTCCACAGGTCATAAAACAGCTTTTTGATGGCGTACACTGGATCTATGAATATATTTGCGAAGAATTCTACAAAATCCAGTATCACATTCCAAAATCCTGCAATCCAGTTGTTGAGTTGAGCAAACATTGCGTAGAAGATACCTACAACAAAAGCTACAACTTGCCCAGTAGAAATACCAAACTTATTTAGGATCGTTATAATACCAATGATAGCAGCCACAATTAGAGCTAATGGCCAAACGGCTATAATCCAATCTATCGCAAACCCAACAGCTACAGCGGCAGCTACAACGCCTAAAACTAATAACGTGTTTTTCACCAGATCCCAGTTGTTCACAAGAAATTGAACTACGCTTGTTGTTGCTGTTGCAATCATGGACATGCCAGCTTGAATACTGCCGAAAAATTGATCAAACTTACCGCTTTGGAAACCGTTGTTTATCATATCGAACAATGGTTCAAAGGCTTTTAATGCCTGCATCCCTGCCTTAGATAGGCTAAACTCAAAAGTGTTTACTGCCTTCTTCCATTTTGCAGCTGGAGATTCTAACATTTTATCGAATGCCTTTTGTGTTAAATTTTGTTGGTTAAGGAGTTTATCCATGCCTTTAATAAAACCATTAATATCACCAGCCATCCCTGCTTTTCGAGCCTCTCCATCACGCACAACACCACGATTCACATTGAATCGCTCGACTATTGATGTATAGTCACCTGCCATTAGCTCCTTAATGGAAAAAGAGGCCCCTTCAAGTCCTTCTGCGGGATTCAACTTAGCCAACCTCATTGAAAGCATGTTTAATTCTTTCAATTGTTGAGGGTCCATTGTATTAGACATAAACGACATTGTTCCGGACAAGGCTGCATTCACATCCTGTCCAGCTTTAAGTGCTTGTTTTGTGATCGCGTCGTATACCGCATCCCCTAGCCCTTCTCCAGCACGAGAAGTAAAGGTGTCGATATAGGACTGTTGATCCATCGCCCCGCTCATAACCTTTTCAAATAGTGCCTTTGCCGCTGCAATAGAAACGTAAACGGCTGCAATGTTTCTGAGGTTGCTCAACATACTCTCGGAAGCCCGTCCGCCTTCTCTTAATCTCCGATTTAATTGATCTTGCAATTGGTTTATCTTCTGTTCCAGTCTCTCAATACGTTGCAAAGCGTTTTGTAATTCAGCTGCATTTGCTCCGCTACTGGTTCTCAGTTGCCGCACAACACGGATGAGCCGCAAGACAAGCATTTGCAGATTACCAAACATCGCTTGTAGTGAAGCGGGTAGCTGAATTTGAATCCTAGCTCGAATATTACGCAATTGATTGTCAATTTGCTGTCGAACGCGTCGAGCCTGCGCTATTGCATCAGCGGCATTAATTGTTATATTCACCACTGAAGTGGTAAACATCCCGCGAATACGGTCACGAATAACTGTAATCTCCCGCAGAATATCAGCTGAATTGACCACAATATTGACAACAGATCCTGATCCCATTTGCCTTATATGGTTACGCACGACTTCCAGCTCTCGAATTGCATTGGCTGCATCAAGATTGATTCGCACATTCCCATCGGATAAAGATTGCAGTCTTCGTTGTACAGCATTCAACTCACTAACTGCATTAGCTGCGTTTACGTTTATTTGAATATTAGCACGGGCAGCCGTTTGCAACCGTTCCATTTGCCGTGTTGTATTTTGAAGAGCCTGATTGACTGCATTTAGTTTGTTTGAAAAGTTATCATATAATTGGAGCGTCGATTGAACAGTAGCCATTTTCCCTCCTTTCCAAAAAAAGGCACAAAAAAAGCACCCTATTTGGATGCTTTACCTGTACTTTGTTTTTTAGGATTTACTATTTTTTCAACTACATTAATTTCCTGTAAACCTGCCTTCACTCCTACTAAATACAAAGGAGAATTTTCTCGATATTCAGCTAATTCACTCGTTTTACCATCATCCAAGTATTCAAGTAACGATGCCAGCGCAGAGTCTTTCATAGCTACTCCATCCAAAATCTTCGATTTTCCTTCCGTCAAATGAGCTCCAAGTTTCTCGGGAAACCTTTCATCAAACTTCATTGCTATTAAATTTGATCTATGTTGATTAATTATATCCCGATACTCTTTAACGTTTTCGTAAGCTTCGACTTGACTAAACGAACCGGATGAATAAGCTTTAACGAATTCATTAAAGTTCGCTTCACTCTCAATCATTTGTGTAGTTTCACTGAGAACTTGCTTTTTAAAAGAATCAAACTCCTTCTTTATTTGAGCAGATTCCGTCATGGGTTTTACAGATTCTTTGCCGCTTTCTGAACCTTTTGTGATTCCAACAATGATAACCAAAGGAATTCCTATTATCAATATGATTGCAAGAAGAACCAATTGGCTTTTATGACGTTTCTTCCTTTTTTTCATCTTGTATTCTTTTTTCGATTCTTGCCACTCGCCGTAATTAGACATAATGACCCTCCTGAGTGGGTATATTTTACCATTATTCTATCAACCCACTCAGGAAGAGTAAATCATTTATTTAGTCGCGCTGCTTCTTTTTTCTCATTTTCGATACGTTCCTTAATCATTTGATATATGACTCCACGCTCAGTGACAGACATTTTCATCAAGTCCTGGGGCAATATACGTAATTTGTGGAGGGCATAATATGCGAAGTTTGCGTCCGCATCTCCCTCCTCCATTAGTTTTTTGTTTCTTCCATAACCTTGTTGATATCTTGATCGTAACCGTTGAGCTCCTGCACCTTCTCCAACAAAGTAGCGAACTCACCAGACAAAAGCATCTTGTTGAGCAAATTGTCAGCTCCAACAACACCATAGCTTTCTTGCAGCTCGGCGTCTTTCAGGTTTGGGTACACAACACTTTCCAGAACTAGCTTTGTGGTGTAATCGTCTGGGTCAATTTCAGGAATCTTCATTCCCCCTTTGCCCTTCTCTGTTTTTGTAGCAGACTTTCTAATGGCTTTGTTCCGCTCTTCTGAAATGCCTTGGATCTTCCACAGAATAGGTTTGCTGTCTTCATCTTTAAATCTCTCAGAAACAACAACCTCTTCTGTAATATCAACTGAAGAATTCTCTTTAAAGAATGCACTAAATTGACTCATTATTTTTTTATCCCCTTTATTTAAAATATTTTAGTTACCACCCAATACAGGTTTTGTGAAGCTGTCTTGCAATCCGACCCCAGAAAAAGTAAAGTCCAAATCTTCGTCCAACAATTGAGATTCAGTATCCAACTTAGCAATAATAATGCTGCTTATATTGACGTTTTTGAGTATCACAGTTTGTTTACCTATCGAAGAAGTTGGGTCTTCGTTGATAGAAACCAGATCAAAGTAGGTATCTTTACCCGTGGTCGCATAATCCAGCATCATTTGTCTGAATAATGAGGTCACATAGTAAAAAGTCATTGACCCCGTACCCTTCCAGCCATTTGCCTTATTCTGATCCCCGAGGTAGGCTAATACTTTTACTTCTGTCATGTTTTTCTCGATTTTTGCCTCGAATTTCTTACAGTAGGCCATTTCCTCTACACTACCGTTTATGGTGGCGTACAATCGACCCTGCTGGCCGGAAATAGTATCCTTAGCTTGCAACCACTGTGTCATATTATCTCGCCCTCACTAACTGATAGATTTTTTCGATACTGTCTACTGGTTTAACGTAATACTCAGCGTAAACAGCATCTTTGTCAGTGCCAGGTACAATTGTTACGTCTGTCTGTGGGTTAAAATCCTGAATGGCACTGATATTTTGATTCAGATCGAATAATGAAATAGCTTCTTTCTTTAAGATATTCAACCCATCCGCATTGTTATCGACTTTACCGATGTAGGAGTTTTCAAAGACTCGTTGCAAATCGGTATTAATGCCATCTAATGTACGAAGTACACGATTCTTGCGGAAGTCTTTATTCTTTTTAGGCGTAAAGCTACGGAATGTATTGATATCCTGCTGTACCTTGGCCTTGCCGCCTTTATAGATAAAGAAGAATTGGCCGCTTTGCACACCTGCAATTGCTTCACGGTTGGTAAATCTAACGTCCACATCCACCGCATCATCGTAGTCAGCATAAGTAAGCGACTGGTTAACGTTGGCCGCTGCTGTCGCTGCTGCGACCCATGCTACTGCTTTCACTTTGTCGATCACCGTACCATCCGAAAGGATAACGCCATTCGTGACGTTTATTACTCCTTCGCTATCAGCCGCGCCATAGTTTGGTAGAACCACCTGTACATTTTTGCCCTCGTCATTCCGCAGGCGATTAACGTAAGTGGTGTACAAAGGCTTCAGGGTTGCGTCATCGTAAGGAACTCCGACGGTGTTGAAATCTTGAGTCTCAATGGCTGCCATATAATCTGAATGGTCTGCGTTGGTTGTCGTACCGTCAGCACCACCAGCCAGCGGCGCTCCAGCCGTAGCTGCCAACGTCTTATCAGTAGCAGATGCCTTGAAGCTCACCCATTCATTAGCTACCAGACCGTCAATATTAGTCACTTTCTGCAAATTGACTTCCCGGCCCTCGACCAATGTCCGAACGTTGAAGCTAGATGGCGTGTCAATATCAGTCTGAATTACAACGGAAATGTCATTGCCCCTCAAGCCTCCATACTTCGCTGTAGCGACAAGATTGCCGCTTGTGACCGTAGCCTTTGTCCCTTCGTTCAGGCGGTACACCAGCAACGTTTTGGCACGCTTAAGAGCCTCCTTAACCAACAGAAGGCTTGTGTGTGTAATGTCGTATCCCAATGCTTTTGAAATATCATCACCAGCATCAATAGTAATGATTTGTTTTGCTGGCCCCCAGCTTAATGTCAATGGCATGGTGACGGTACCTCGATCACTTAACGTGCCTAGCGGTTTAGGCTCAGATATAACGTTGGTATATACGCCAGGTAGATCCTTATTCTGTGTAACCCAAGTGCCGGCCATTATTTAACCTCCTTCTTCAACCACTCGGTTAGAACTCGTTTAGCTTCGCCGATGGTGTAATTCTTTCCGTCTTCAAGTAGGACGCTAAGTGTATCTTTTTCAATCTGTGTAAACTGCTGTGAATCTTGAAATTGCTCTTTGGCAAAACGGGGTTCTACCGAAGCTGCAGACGTTGCCGTCTCTTTCTTCGTAGGTGCCACAGCAGGCGTTGCCCCGGTTTCTGTTTCTTGGTTATCAGCCACGTATACCAGCCTCCTGTTTTAAAGTCCTCATTTTTGTTTCTGGTCCCTTTGGACGCATTAAATGGACATTCACATCCAGGAAGAAATGCAGTACATCATCCACGATTTGGTGCTTTAAACCAATCGCCCTGTACAGGCTGCCTTCCCATTGGATGTATTCCATTTCCTCATAAAGTCGATCCGCCACTGTTTCGCATTCACGGCGCTTCTCCGGGTTGTCTGGGTCCGGGAAATAGTGAATGTCGAAACTATCAGTCCGCATGTAGCGGCGGCCTAACTCTCGTGCCTGTGCGCCGTCTATGAGCAGCACAAAAAAGCACGGTTCATGAAAACCCTGCTCAATTCGTTCGTCGTACACCGGGACACCCGTTTGAAAGGTGCTCAGGTACTTCAATATTCCGTTTTTTACATCTTCCATTGCATCACCTCAAATGGTCTTCCATAAAGCGTTTAAGCTTACGATCCATGAGTGCAGGCAATTCACGCTCCAACTCTCGTTCAGAGATGGTGAGCATGAATCTACCTTCCACCCAGCCCGTGTGCAGCCGTGTGCGGTGCCCATATTCCACGTAAGGCGCATATTCGATAGGGTTAAATAGTTCGATGCTGTAGCCACCGCCCACGCGCTCCACAGGGCCTAACTGCCAGTTACGCCGGAGCATTCCCGTATCTACGGGAGTCCTCGCCACCGTTTTAGCTAGTAGCCTGCTGGCAAGTTCTCGTATACAGTTCTCGACGAATTGTGGATAGTCGGCTTGCATCTTTCGCAGGCTCTTACCCAGCTGCTCAAACTCACTAAAATCAAACTCAGCGAAACTCATGCCTTACCAACCCGCTTCATTTTTACTTCTTGATGCGTTGGGTAGATAAATGGTTCGCCTGACTGCTGAAACTCATAGTTCATGCCGTCCTGCGTAACGAAGATACGGCTGCCGGATGGTATTGAGATATCTGGAGCGATGAACAGTTTTCCATCATAAGCAACGTCGTTGTTTGTATCCGTCTGCTGTGCACTTGGTAAGGACGCTTGAGATAGCGCACACGGCTGGTTGTCGAATATAACGCCTTTGCGTGGTCGTTCTACGCCCGTTACCGGGTCTTTGTAGGTTGTCTGTCCCTCTACCCGGCAAACGCCCGTATAGGTCATCTCAAGAAGCATACGCTCCATACTCGGGTTTCCCAGTTGCATGCTTACCACCTCAGCTTTCGGAATGCGTTAAGCTGTGCGCCATACGCCTTAATAAAGGCCGTGCCCTCAACGCCCGCTTTGGCATCCGCAAAAAAAGTAAATTGTACGTCACCGCGCTTGATGCTTTGGACGTTCTTCTCACCCTCGCCAGCCTGAGCAGGAGCCACAAACTGATTGAGGTAATAGTCCTTTGCAATCAACAATACCGTGTTTTCCAACTGCTCCGGTATATCAGATATGTTGCAGTAGTTCTTAATGCCGTCAATGGTAAAGTTGAGGGCAAAAGACAATTGCACATCCTTATCTGTTTCAGTCACTGGCAGGCCCAGCAGAACCTTAAGCTTAGTGAGTAAGGCTTCAAGACGCTTCGGGTCCATATCGCTCACCAGCCTATTCGGTTTTATTGGTGCTATCTGCTTCAGCTTTATTTGCGCTGTCTGCTTTCTTTGCTGGTGTTACTTCTTCGAGTACGCCTTTTTCAACTAGTTTGGCTCCATACTTATCATCAAGATCGATTTCGCCAGAATTCACAATAACCCCGGCTTGAATCACCGGGGATAGTACCTTGTATTTTTTGTTTGCCATGATATAAGTTCCTCCTATTAAACCGACAGACGGTAGATTTGAGATGGTTTTTGTACAGCTACGAAAGCAGATTCACCAACGTATACTTCTTCAGATGGTGGCGGGCCTTGCTTAATGATAGGCGTAACGTAAATGCCTGGTTCGAAGTTCTTTTCAATTGTCGGGCCCTGTACAGTGATGATTGGTTTTTCCCCCAACAGTGCCACGGTGCGAGCTTCCAGCAGCCGCGTTGGTGCCGCACCTTCCAAGGAAACCACATCATCGTTCACTCGGATTGTAATCGGAGCATCTGCAATTTGTGTAATAATTGCTTGCACTTGTTCCCGAGTAGGTAACATAGCACTGTTGACTCCAAACAACGCCCCGCGAGTTTGATTGTTAAGAGCCAGATCCAACATGACATCGCCGGAAATATCAATATAACGTGGTGCTTGGCCTGCATTGATATCCTTGTATGCTTTAATCGCTGCCCTCAAGTCATCCAAAGGGGTGGAAGTTGCACGGTCAGACCATAGAACTGTTGGCGTTACCTTAGCCGTTAGACCAAAGTTTACATTGATCTGCACATCATTTTTGTTATACACGATAACCCCGTTGTAAACTGCCTGCGCTCGCAACCATTCCTCTGTATCGTTTACACCTTCAATTAGTTCGTCTGTTTGATCGTAGACTTTTTGAATAGCCCGTTGACGTTCGTTTTCAACACGCGGATTAGTAAACTTGAGTTGTTCGCCCTCATCCAAGCGGAAGCCATGTTGAATCTTAGCAACCTCTTGAGTGAGTGTTTTTAACCCTTGTTTGTCCCGCAACGGAGCACCCGAGTTCCACCCAGTAATGGAGGCGCTTGGTGCATAGGTTTGTGTAAACACGTCATAGTTAAAAGTCAAATCGTAGCTCGTATCGGTAGCACTGATAGCTTTAAGAAGATACTGTTTTGGTATAAGCCGGTTCTCTACATACCCCATGAATTCCGGCTGTTTAAATTGATCGAGTGATAAAATACCCATTTATATTTTCCCCTTCCCTTATCCCTGTTTTAGTAGTAACGGTAACGTCCGGCTGCTGCCGTTTTGAATGCCGCTGTAACGCCTGTGAGTTTGCTTTCCACAACCAAGGCTTCTGCCCATGCGCCAACGATAACGTTCTGGGTGGTTGCATCACCTGTAAATACGTCATGGCTCGTCAGGTACACTTTGCCTGTGTCCGCGTCTGCAAATGGTTTAGCCAGCCCGTTAGCTTGGATGCTGACCGCCGTACCCGCTGGAACAAGTGTGTTTACAGCAAACTTGGTGCCGTCCAACGTAACACCGCCGATCTTCTCAATGGAGCCCTTCACCACATATAGGATTTCCTTCTGTGATCCATACTCTTTAACACGTGGATTCAAATTCATTATTTTTCACTCCCATTTCTTTGCTCGGCAATAGACTTGCCTGCGTCATAACCCTTCAATGGTGCTGGTGGGTTGCCTGCTCCTGCACCTTCTGCTGGTTTAGCACCTTTGAAAGTCGGTTGCGTATTGCCTTCCTCTTTTGGCACAAACAAAAAGCCCTTGCTTTCGCGTAGGCCAGTGAGTTGGTCGTCCAAGCCACCTTTTACAGTGCCATTGTCGTCCAGTTCGATTTTTGTTTTGTCCAATAGGCTTGATACGATATCGGGGTCATGTGCCTGACCACTCAAAGCCATCTTAAGCGCCGTGTTAAGACGTAGTTCCTGCATGTCGGCATTGTACTTGTCTGTAGCAGCTTTATTTTCCTCTTGAAGCTTGGTAATCTGCTCCTGTAATGCTGGCACATCCCCCGCCGCCTTCTGCAAATCGGTCAACTGTTTATCCCGGTCCTTCAGATCCGTTTCGAGTCGTTTCTTGGTATTGTTCACTTCATCGAATTTATCTTTTGGGAACCAGTTGCCATCATTGACGACTGCTAGTTTCTTATCACCAGCCTTTTCAACAACTTGGTTATACAAATCTTCTCCAAGCAATTCTTTCAAATCCATTAATAGCACCCCTATTTTAGTTTTTATGACGTGTAACCCACCACGCATAGGATACGTTCAGTCAGCCCCGAACCTTTAAAGAGGGCGATACCCAGTTTATAGCCGTATGGCAGGGCAAATGATTAGTAAGTAAGCCCCGCTTTTATATTCGCCCATCCAGCAGGTGATATAGGCAATGTAGTCGATTCAATGCGAGGCCATTCATGTTTGCCTACTACCACTTTAAAATCAACAATCGGCTCCGACGGGATGAAAAAGGCTCTTGCCAAGTCGATGGTTATTTGCATAGCTTGTTCGATGTCATAAAGAGTAGCCCGACCATCAATAACCAGCTTGCCAGTCTTGTTTAATTCATACCGCCATTCAACACTTGACGAAGGCTTGCCAACAAAACCGATCTTTTCTTTTAAGATGTCCAACACTTCTGCGTTAGAAAGCGCGTCTGATTTCATGGATTCACTCATTCAACAACGCCTCCAACTCTTTCCGGTATTCAACAATATTGTCCTCAAGTTCATTGTAGTCTCCACCAAATTCATCAATTACCCTTTCTTCAGACTGCTTATAATCGGCGAGCAGTTGTTCGAATAGTTCCCTCATCTTATCCTTATCCACATCTTCACCTTCCTGTCCTAACACTTGACTGATATATGCACTCAGCCGTTCATCTGTTGGTGCATCAAAATCCAGCTCAATTGGCTTATCATCTAAACCGATTGCCGTCTCTTGCTGCTTCGTAGTCTTCGGCATATTCCCACCCCAATTCGCTTACTATCGCCATGAGCACCAGGTAGTCAAAGCGTTCGTTTTTTGCTGTCGCTGACAACTCGGCAAAAGCCGGATCTGCTTGCAAATGTGCGTCAACCTCGGCAGCCACACGCCGTAACACCTTGTCAAACTCCGACGGGCTGCGCTTGTCTGGTGCTGACAGCGTACTTGTACCGCCATCGTGACCAGCGACCACCATAGCCCCTATAGCTGCGTACAGCGCCATATTACGGGCATCTTTGACTGATAGCCTGTTACCCCTCGGATGATTGTGAGCAAGCACCATACTGCCTGCTGGAGCGCTCAGTAGCATATCCCGCGCTTTAGGTGTAAATGGTACGCTGTCTTTACTGCCCGCGATCCTCGTCAGCTCCTTGCCGTCGAAATCTGTGAACGACAAATAGCCCTTACCAGTCTTGGAGCCCTCCCGTACCAGTTCCCGGCTAATGTCTGCTATTTTGTCAGCAGCAACCGGTGATACATTCGGGATGTCCACGTGATAAGAAGCTTTAGGGTTATATGGTCTGTTTGGTAGGTCCTCCAACTCAGGGGGAACCATCTTAATAGCATTGTTGTCCGGTTCAACTGGCTTGATTGGCTCGGTTACTCGGTCAGTAGTGGGTACGTTATCCTTGGCCCATTGCTCATAGGTCATATCACCCGGTACAGCCTGATTCTTGCCGTCCTCATCCCGAGCTACGCGTTCTTTTATGTTGTCCTCGTAGTAAGGAATCGTAGTAGAACGACAATAAGCATGCAGCGGCGGGTAATTAACTCCTACTTCAGCCTCGGATACCGCAAATACCTCTCCATCCATGTGCCGGCAGATACTTGATGTACGTTTATCCAGGGTAGCCGTAAACTTGTATTGCTCTACGCCCAGCTCCTTATAGGCGTCCATACGAGACTGGCCAGCAAAGTAGGCTGATTCGGTTTGAATGATCCGCGCGGCAGCCGACCGTGATACGCCCATGCGGTCAGACAGAGCGTTAATCATCTTATCCGGCGTATCTCCGCGTATCATCCCTTGAGTCAATACGGTTTGAAGCTCATGCACCAGTTTGTCACGGTCTTTCCAGATCCGTGCAGAGAAATTTGAGCCATCTGCAGCCCAAGGTTTCGATATGACAGCCTCTATCTGGCGTTTGTCCAGTTTGGAAAATGTAGCCCCCAGCCCTGTACCCTTGTGAAGCTCAAACACAGAATGATAATACCCATCCTTGTATATATCGCCCATAAGCTCTTTAGCGCCTGCCTGACGCTTTCCGGTTAGGACTTCAACATGTTGGCGCATCTGCATTTGTAGAGCCTCTAAGCGGGTCATACGCACTCTTATGGACGCATTCTCAAGTTCTTTCATCCACCGCTGATCAACGGCGTTTTCTCGCCCTGCCTTGATGTAATCTTCAACAGTCCACTTAAACTCTTTGAGCTCCCCAGCTTTGAGCACTTGCCGCGCTTCCGCTAGGCTGATCTCGTTGTTTTTCGCAAACCGCTGGTAGAACACGTCAATATCTTTTTGAATGGACGCATTGGCCTTTGCATACTCCAGTTCCATCTTCTTAACGTAGGCATCACCTTTCCCCAGCTGCGCCTCATTCAGGGCATCCATGCGCTTAGACCAGTATTCCTCGGACTTCATGACGGAACATCCTGTTTAGGTTCTGTCCCAGCAGGATTGCCACCCGTACCGCCATAAGGCTGGTCTTCTGCCGCAGGCATTGCCTCGCTCTTTTCCTTTTTGAGCCTGTCCAGTTCGTCCTGCACGTTGGTTACCCATGGATGATTAGCCACAATGGTTTCGTCGGAAATAACGCCTACACTGTCCTTAGCATTGGTCACTGCTTCTGTTTCATTGATCAGGATATCTCGGTTGAAAATGAATTCTACATCAAATTTAGAGTAATCCTTGCTCGTCGTGTTAGCTAAATGTTGATTCACGAACCATAGCAACTGTTCCAGACTAGCTTGAAACTCTGTCTCTATGATGTTCGCATCCATATCTAGGTCACCATACAAGAAACGCAGCGCAATACCAGATGGACTGTTACCAAACTTGTCTGACTGTGTATCAACCCCACGGCCGAACTCATATATACTTTTCCGCAACTCAGTTATATGACTGGTTAGCGCCGTAGTATCAATGTTAACGCTTATGGTATCAATACCACCGTCGCCGGACACCTTTGTCATTCGGTACTGTGCCAAGTTACGCCGTGCTTCCCCCAAATCTGTGCCATCGTAGTTTTTGAGCACAATGATATCATTCGGCAAGTCCTCAAGATTGTTGGAGTTGAAGGAGACGTGTTTGTCATAGTCGTCAACCAATGTCTTTAAAATCTCTACTAATGGCATTTCTTCGTCGTTGTATTTAAACGGGATGAACGGGATGCGCTCCCAATTGAGCTGCTGAACCTTTCCATTAACGTCCTCAGCAGAAAAATGCCCTTGCAATTCCTCGTACGGTACATAGTCAGACGTGGAGTGTTGCACCCACTTCATCACACCGTTAGAATCCCAGAACTCAATGATTTGGATGATCTTTTTTGTCTTGGCCTCGTATACTTCCACTGGGTAGAAGCGAATCATTGCATCCAGTTCAGTGTGGGCGCCATCTTTCCAAAGTGGTACACACTCCTTGGACGGAATGACTTTGAAGCACAACTCTCCAGTTTCGGAATAGTACACTTGCAACCATCCGATGCCATTGTTGACAGCATTTTTCCCAAGGTTCTTGAGTTGACGTAAAAAAGGCTTACCAAAGTATTTATCCAGTTCATCCTTATACTCTTTGGGTCCATCCGTTGTAATGCTTATCGGTTTAGACAGCAAATAGCCAGTCTTCTGATCAACCAGCTTCCGTACAAATCCGAATACCAACTTATTGTTGGCCAGATTTTGCGCCTCTATCTTAGCGCCACCTTCACCGATAACATATCGCTTATGCTGGAGTATTTCTGTCTTATTTCGATAGTACAGTTCGCCAGCAATCATCCACTCTAGTTTCTCGGATCGCTTGAAGTCATTAACCTCTTGCTGTGCTATCTCTCTATTGGTCATAGGAGCATTCTTTTCAAGGTTGTAGATTACTTCTTCTGTTGTGGTCATAGTGTCCTCCTTCCCCTAAAACTCAAATGTAGCCGGCTTCCTGATCTGTTCCATGGCATACCTTAGCGCATCCAACGTATGGTTGAAGTCATCTGTAGGTTTGTTCATGAACTTGCCTGCCTTGTTCTGCTCCCATACATAGCTAGAAAGCTCTATAGCAACATTGGGACAATTGAATTTGTGGACTATGATCTCGTATTGTTGAATGAATTGGATACCATTCTTAACACTGTCTGGGCCCTTATCAGCAGCCCGTATCCTTCCGATACCGTAGCCTCTTATCTCATCAATGGACTTGGGCTCCGATGAGTCAGCGATGATACGTTCTTTCGCATAGCCCTTACTTTTAATCATCTGGGCAATGTCGTCATTCTGCATCCCGTGTTCATAGTGCTCATCGAATATATAAAGCTTCTTTGCCTCTTTGTTTACGAGAGCACAAACCAGTGCGCTCGGGTCATTCGTATAACCAAAGTCCAACCCGAAAACAGCTTTATATCCGCTTTGCTTAGAGATGGTTTTCCAGTCGAAGTCCTCTTCTTTCCAATCCTCATATATGGCACCCTCAGCAATCCCCCAATCCCCATCACCTTCAACCCGGTGACGTTTGGGCTTATGCTCTTTCATCCATTTAAACAATGCCCGGTCGTCTTCCCCCAGGAACTCATTACATCGATAATTCGTAGTGATCGCCAGGACATTTGGATTGGAGACATCAAAAAAACGCCTCTTCAACCAGTGTTTCTCATTCCACGGGTTAAAAGATAGCGTCAATTGTTTAAAGTATCCTTCGGGCAGCTCGCCCCGGATAGACATATCAACTTTATCAAAATCATCTTCGTTCAAAATTTGGTATGCTTCCTCAAACCAAGCCCAGCACAAAAAACCGTTATCCACCGTTATAGATGTGATGGACATCGGATCATCAAGGCCACGGAACAATATTTTCTGTCCTGTCGGCTTATATACAGCTTCGAGGGGGCTTTTCTTAAACTGCCATAAATGCGATACTTTCAACCGATGAGCGGCCCATTTCAGCTGCGCCCATGTTGAATCCTTATGAGTATTAAATGTCTTTCTCAGGACTAGCGTGTTAGCTAACGGCATCTTCATCATGTTGTATATGATCCAGTAAGCAGAGGTCACGCTTTTCTTAGAACCCCGACCACCCTTGACTACACGGTAACGCCCTCGAAAACGCCAAAATTCAGCATACCCTTTACCAATTGTCTCTTGCAGGCTTATTTCGTTATTCATGTAAATCATCCTTAAATACTACTGATTCCACCATCTTAGCTTTATCCATAGAAGCAACTTCCGCCTTTAGCTTGCTAATTCGTAGCTGCTGTTCTTCATCGGCATAACCAAGCCTACACATTTCCTCGTAGCGTTTAATGAGTCCTTGTAGTGTGGTCATAGCTCGGCTCTGAGCATTCAGGAATGTTGCGTGCTTGTCCCACGCAAACTGTATTTCATATTCCATTTTCTCCGTTACGCCGCCATCCTCTCCACCAAAAGAAGTGAGTTCCGTCTTTTTTATCTCTTTGGTTATGTCCTGCTGGTCTTTGACATACATGATCTGCTGGGCCCGGATAATGGCTGTATACTGAATCATGATGTTGTCCCAAAGCATATCTAGCGGCGACCTCTCTTGCAGCTGCTCCATGATCGCCAGCGTTTCAGCAGGCAGATACTTCTGGAATAAGCCGTGAGTCACAGCGTTGCTATTCCCCGCTGGAGGTGCGCCGCCTTTATTGCCGACAGCGTTCCTGTTGCCCACTGGCGCACCCGGCTTTTTTGTATGCACACCTTTTTCAGAGGGTGCACCCTTCTGCCGCTTCCAGCCGTGCCGCTGCTTCCAGGACTTGACTGTGTTGATTGAAACATCGTACTTCTCTGCAATGTCTTTATACTTCATGCCGCGCTGATAGTCGGCTTCAGCTTTCCTATGCATCCGTCATGTTCACCACCTCCGCTGTTGAGTTTGTTTTGCATGTATAAGAAAAAGCACCCCGAAGGATGCTTAGTTTGCTCTTAAAGTGAATTAGTTCGTAATTTCAATGTATACTAATGCAATATCTCTTACTCCTTCTTGCAAAATACCCACTGAACCAATAGCTTCGCCTGAGGGGAAATATGGATTTTTCAACGCTGTCACGAGACCTGAACTTGATACGCTGAAGTAAGGCCCATCACTGGCGTATTGGTACTTGGAGTATTTGTAATTACGGCCATAAGGTAGTTGATATGTCTCGCCTACTTTAAGAGTAACTTGATAAGTAAGTAAATCTGTGGACGCATTTGCTTTCACGGCTGCTTGAATCGGTGTGTCTGCTGCAGAAGCGACACCGGCACCCAAAGAGAACAATAAGACTGCAGACGATGCTAGTAAAATCTTTTTAGATTTGAGCAACAATTAGATCAACTCCCCTAAAATGTAGTATTTACCCATTCAGTATAACACAAAAAAATCCATATGCGAGCTAAATAATTGGTTAAAAACCATAATATTACATAAAAACTCCTGATTACTGTTGTGAAACGCAAAAAGAGCCCTTCGCAATGAAGGACTCACTTTGTAATATCTTGATCTATAATTTTGCACAGTACCATAATACCATGTGCAAATTGACACCGTAAATGACCACTTTGTGACACGCTATTCAGCCGATCAATCTTACCCCGTCTACCCCAAATATCAAGCTAGACAAGGCTTCGCAGGCTTTATTAATTTTAAAGTCGACACCTTTAATAGCTATAGAACGACGTGCGCCCAAGCCCTTATACTCCGCTATTTCCTGTGGCGTGCCTTCTATGCTTCCGTCTATATAGAGTTTCATGAAGTATCATCCTCCCTAACGATGTTTTTCAGCTAATGCATCAAGTAACTTTTGATTTTCTTCAAGCTTTTCGGCAATCGCTTCGTCAAAAGCGTTCTTCCGAGCCAACTCATTAGCGATCAGGAGATTAGATTTCGCAATCAATAGATGTCCATACAAGTTCAACAGGCCCGCTTCTATTTTTTCATCATTGGTTATCCCTGCAATTAGCGGATTAATCAATTCTTCAAACTCTTTTCGATCATCTCTAATAGTGTCCATTCTGCTCGCACCTCCGATTTTCTTTCAGACCAAATAAAAAAGCCGCCTATTGGCGACTTCTACTTAACTGATACCCCACCATATTCCACTGCTAATATAAACCGCAGCTACTGTACCGACCACTACCGCAACTATTAAAAGAATCCTATATATTTCTCTTGTTAGACCCCTCGGTATGAATGTACACAAAATTTCACCTAGAATATAAATCACTACCGCTGTAATCGCTCCAATAATGAACGGGCCTGCATTATCCCATATTCCTGTCCAAGTCATCATTTTTTCCCTCCTGTTCTTTATTTCGTCAGGAGAGTAATAATTCATTAGTTGGTTATTAATTCAATAAAAAAAGCCGTCTGTTGGCGACTACTAAGTTGGTTTTTGTTTCAAACGATGCTTTCTCAGTGATGATCACGAAGAACATCTGACAATTATAATTACAAAGGCCATAAGCGCCATTGCATATAGGACAATTTGCATACATCCTTTCGGTAATTCCCCCATGATCCCACCTCCTTCGACACAATATTTCGACATACAGGAAGGAAATCCCTTTTTATGCGTCGAAAGTATTAGCTCGAAAGGAGGTGTTTCTATGCAATGGGTCTCAGTTACATCATCAAACATCAGTTCAATTGCATACGATGGCGAGTCGTCAACTCTTTACGTCAAATTCAACAACGGGAGTCAATACGCATATAACAATGTCCCGGCATCGGTTCATAGCGGATTAATGAACGCTACTTCACACGGCAGTTACCTCGCTTCACATGTGAAAGGCAACTACCCTTATCGCCGTCTTTAATCTTGGTTAATCATAATAATCGCAGGACCAGAAAGAATAATTTCTTTCTGGTTGGCGATTATTTTAAATTCTTCGTGAGGTTGAACTTTAACAGTCCTTACACCTTCACGTTTTTGCAATTCTTCACTTAGTTCTTTGGTGGATTGAATCATTAAGATCCCTCATTTCATTTTTATTGTTATCTATCTTCACCTGTCACTGCTTTTTTAATCACAAACTATAAGACACACAGCGGAATCGAACCGCTATAATCCTGTATGTGTCATATCCCCGGACTAAGCCGGGAAAAAGGTGTTACTTTAGTTGATCTACAAGCCGCTTAATCTCGGCAGGCGTAGATACTCGCTCACCATCTTTACGGTTACCACGAATGTATGCTGCGTTTTCTTGGCTGTAATATACAACACCTTCGCCCTCTACTACTGGATAGCCGCTTTCGTCTGCTTGCAGCTCAGTAGCAACATGTTTGCCGTGCTGTTTGGCATGTTCCTCATCGTGTAGATGTAGGATGCCGTATTGATCAAGATACGCGTAATTCTGTGCCATTGTTTGTTTCCTCCTGTACATAGCAAAAAGGACACCGTATACCGATGCCCTCGTGCTTGCTTATTTGATATTGCCCGTAGTTCTACCGCGCCCGGGCGGAGCGCCTGGAAAGGACTTTAACCTATTCCCTCCCCGCTTCCATACCGCCGCAACATCTAAAAGCTACTTGTGCTACAGCTCTCCACCTTTGCGCTCTGATCCGCAACAGGCTTCAACGCTGATTCAGTATAGACGAGTCCTGCCGTGGTAAGGGACAGCAGGGACACCCGGGCGTTAACCCTATGTCCCTACTTTAAATCTGAACCGCCGACACCATGCGGACTCACTACAGACGCACTACAGACACAAACAACCCACCAAATCTCAATGCTAATTAAAAGGTATTGTAGCAAGCCCTACAAGTTTAGCAATAGCGTTATACTTCAATATAATGTTTCTAATAAGAGTAGAAGATGCTGCAATTGTTTCATTTCCAGTACTGCTAATACCACTTATTTTCTCTAAGAGACCTTTAATCCTTGAGAAAAAATCCGGATTTTTAGTTACGTCTTCTGTTTCGGATGTGGCGGAGACAATTTCATTTATTTCATCAATCGATGTTGCCACTTCATCATCCTCAGAGTTTTCTTTTAACTCCGTCAAATACCGCAAAAGTTCTCCAACTTCATTTTGAATGTTTGTTTCTTGATAATTGGAATTATTAATGGCGATTTGGATAGGCCTGTCATTACTTCTTCGTAAACCATCACCAACAATCTCCAGTAACTTTTCAATTTGCGTTTCTTGTACTCTCAATAAATCTTCTTGCATCTTAATCCTGGTAGCAGCAATATTCAGTTCTGCCCGCAGTTCGATAACTTGTAAGTTTGTATCCAAAAAATCTTGTGGAGCAATTCTCCCACTCACAACCTGTCCATAGTCATTTAAGGTCTTTTCAATAATTTCTTTATCTCCTGAACCTGTTTCAATAACCATTTTTACTATTAGGTCTTCTTGGATTATTTTCACCTTGGCGGAGCTATCCGGATGCTTTTCACGTAAAATTTTATCAAAGTAGCTCAGTATTCCAACACCCGCATGATAGTAGCCATGAGGGAATTCAATAGTTCTAATAATCCTTGTATTATTTTCATAGTTATTTTCACTTGAGAAATATTCTAGATTAACAATTGATGCTCCATCTAATGGCGGTTCACTGTTAATTCCTATAACAATAAATGGTCGTATGACTTCCAATGGGGAGTGTGACTTGTAATACTTATATAGCGTTTCAAATCCGTGTTGTTGTAAATGAGTTATTTTTTTTAATAAATCGTTCTGTAATATTATAAATACTAAAACCTCTATATTAGTATGTCTTATAACAAACGGTAGAGTTGAATAAAAAGTAGTATTCATGCGATCAGGTCTAATATAAAAATTCAAACTAGCAGAAACGCTATTCTTATGAACGTCCAATCCAGTATTTATTCTTGCATCCCATCTTGGAGGAAAACTATTCCATGCATATGTATTTAATTTTCTTTCCCAATCAACTTCTTTCCGTCTTAGTCCGTTGTACTTAATCCTTCCTTCAATTTCTTCCTGAATATCATTAAAGTTTATTTCTTCAATACTCTGAAGTACTTCGTTATATTCATTTCTGTATTTTGTCTGTAACAACTTGTAGCCGTTTCGGTAATCTATAATCGAGTTTATATACATACTTTTCCTCCCTGACTATCTTTGTTTACAGATTATTACTTTGGTATCTTTTGGTCAATTAAATTTTTGTTTTTTTGAAATAATTTCCAGGGAATACCGTTTTAAAGATATTCCTCTGGATTCCCAATTACTTAACTTTTTATATTTCACCGATTAATTTTAGTGTCTCAGCCACGGATTCTATCCCCCGTACAATTCTCCTATCAACACTTCGGTCAGTGATACTACCGAAACGACTTACGGTGCCCCACCTCGTATTACCACGTATAAACCGAAACTCCATTACCCGGCGAACGTTGTCATCCATAATAAGGCTCACAGCCATTTCTACAGCTTCTGTCTTCCGTCTGTATTCTTCCATAACCAGTCGTTCTTTCTCGCCTATTGCATTCCTGGCGGACAGGCTATCAACGGTTTTACGCATCCTGGTGTACCGATTCAATAGGCTTCGAGTCAGCTGTATGTCTGACCTGTTTGCTGTCGGGAATAATTCCATTTGCATCGCCTCCATCCATAGCCCTCCCATTGTACGTTTTTACATAAAATCGAATATACTTATCTGCCTCTCGCGCGGCGAATCTGCCGAGTCCTGTATTAATCCTTCGTCCAGCATAAACTTAGGAGCCTCATAGAGATATCTTTCATGGACCGGATCGCCTTCGCGTGAATGCGCTGGGTTCTTAATCTCTGCCTTTTTCGTCCACACCCAAAAGCTCTTAGCAGTTACCATGTCGTTGTTATCTGACATCCAAATTCCTTCCTTCGCTCAATATGTTAGGCTCAATCGGAGTGATGATCCTATACCTATCTATACTGACTACACCCACATATAACAGTAATGCGCATAATATATAGGTATAGGCTCTTATCATGGGGTATCTCCACCGTTTGAAACACATTCGAAGCCAGTAAGCCGCTGCGTAACACGATAAATTTTTCCGTTATAATGCAGGAAGCTGTTTGTTTCTTTGTATGCACTTAGGATATGTTGAGGCACATCCCCTACCTGTATATCTGGCTGCTGTGGTGGGTCTGGATCAAAATCCTTTACGAATATTTTTGCCCTTAGTTGTTCTTCGAATTTCTCCGTAAATCCAATATTTATACCACTCATCCACTCCAGCAATTTATCCGCACTTATCAATTTCTCTGGTTTATCTGTCATTGTTGTTCCTCCCTCAAAACGGGTATGGTTATTTGCGTCCAATGCGTATGATAATCGGGCCAGTCTGCATCTAATGGAGTACCGCAATATGGTGGTTCATCAATCGGAAATTTCCACCAGAGGACGTCTCCATAATCCTCTCCCCACTCGTCAAGCGGTCTTGGGGTACGACTTACCTCTATTTCCTTGCGCATCCTTTCCACTTCTGCTTTCTCTTGCGCCAACCTGAAGTAAGTGGTTATTGGTGGATTGCTCATGTCCCATTTGTCTTCTTTAAGCGCTTGTTCAAATTTTTCCTTTTGTTCAAGCTCCCACAATGGAGATGGGTTCTTCTTCAAATATTCGAACATCTATATATCCTCCCTTAGTGGGTGCCCACACCAAAAGGTATGAGTACCCATGGATGTTTTGGTTACATTCCTGAAGTGAATGCCAACAACGGTTCTCCTTGCCAACGACTATTAACGATCTCTTGGACTGTTATCATCTCGTCCATGCCTTCATCCTCATAAACCCGGTAACTCATACTGACAATTTCTACTTCATCATCTGGATACAGGTCACTGTCCTCCAGTCCGGTTAAACTTTTGTACCACTCTTTAGCTTCCTCTAACGAGTAGGCTGCAACTGCATCACATTCACATATCTGGTAAACACGAACATCCACAAGACCCTTTGTTTCCGCTATCTGCAATTCATTCATTTTCATTCATCCTCCTGGTGGGTGCAGGTGTTACCTACACCCTGTATTGGTTTAATCCTCAAGTAAATTTATAAATCTAAGTCCCAAAATCAGATCATTATGTTTAACACTAGTTTCAACGGAAGTCCATTCAGTGGCATAGCCATGAGCCATCAATATAGACTGGATTTCCGCTATAATTTCTCCTTGTTTATCTTGTGAGTTTGACATATCTATCATCCTTCCAACGCTCCGTCAGAGCGTATTGTATTGGTGGTTACTCCCCTAACTCGTTAGTAAGCCAGGCTATTCTGCGGTCCCTCTCTGCCAGCTGCTGCTGGAGTGAGTCTATTTGTGCATAGGCGGCATCAAGAGCGTTGACCAAATCAAACACATCATTACTCATATGAGCTTCTTCACCCCGAGCATCGTCGGCTTTGTTCCAAATAGTTTTCAAATCTTCTTCTGACATAGGTTGCAGACCATCCGGTAAATTAATTGCTCGTTCACTCACCTTTACCGCCTCCATCCTCGTTCTCAAAATACCAGGTGAATTGATCGCCTATTTCCTGCCACACCCACTCTTTATATTCTTCCGTTATTTCTGCCTCGGTCACATCGTCTTCAAATTCAATGACTTGCGTGTACGGCTGGCTGCCTGTCCCTGGATTGCGGTAAAATACTACTCGTTTCATTCCTTATTCCCTCCTTGGGGCTGTAGCAGCTCCGGGTTATATGGCTCCGGCATCACATGCGGTATGCCCCGCGCCTTGTTTTTGACAAATCTATCGCCCGTTTCAAGATCGATAATCCGATACGGACTATGCATATCAACGTACCACCAGAGGACGTAAGAGACGTGTTCGAGCGTTCGCCATACTGTGGCATCGTCCGAAGAATTAACATCGTCATACGGATGATCCAAGCCTGTACCGTCGTGTCTGAGATAAGATCCTGTCTTTATGTCCTGAATAACGAATCTTCCTGGCGTTTCTTGTTTAGGTAACATATCTATTCACTCTCCTTCCAATTCTTCCACTTCACATCTACCATCTATTTTTTTGTTCAGCTTGGCGGCTGCGTTTTCGGCACGTTTTCGGCTGGTATATCTTTTTGCTTCGTCCTTGCTTGCGTAAACGGGGAATACGCCGCCCTGGTAGATATATGTCTTCCCTGCGTAAAACTCAGAACTGAGCTGATATCCAGAGTGGATGACTATAACAAATGACATGCTTATCGCTCCTTATAAGGTATATAGGGGTATAGGGTAAGAGGCTGTTATGCCTCAACCCTGCTTAATAAATCCTCAAGCTCGCTTTCTAAATTGTTGATGCAATCTTTCATGGAATAGCTCAAATAACAAGGGCTCTCTTTAAATCTTGAGTATGCCGCAATCACATCACTAACGGCATATGTGTATCCTCGCTGCTCTAAGAAATTCATAATTCGTAAGGAAGGATCAGTTTCAGCCTCGTACCTGCGTTGTTTCTCCCGCTTTTCCCATTCGGTTATACATGCCGATTCTATTTGTTCGGAATCGCTAAAGTCGTCACTTTTGACATCAATGACAACATAATGAGGCACAATTAAAAATTCCTTTCCGCATTCGCTGCAAGTAGGGTGTCCGAATGCGTACACACCTCTTTTTTCATCCGTAGGAATAGCTTTAAAATCAAAATCAGCATTTTCAAAAAGGACGAACCCTTTGCATCCAGCAGCATTACAACGATGTGCTTCGATGGACATTGTATATCTCTCCTTTGGTATAGGTAGTAGGGGGTGTATCCCCCTTAAAATATTAGATTGGGTTGTACCGTAGCTGTCCGGCGCTCTGCTATCTCTACGTATTGGGCGCCCATTTCAATGATCGTGCATTCCCGATTGTTCTCCAGTGCGACCTTTAATGTCGTGCCGGATCCTCCGAATGGATCAAATACCTGACCACCCACGGGCGCCCCGGCCAAAATCCCGACCTCCGCAATCCTTTCAGGCATAACAGCAAAGTGAGCTTCTGCAAATTGCGCTGTGGCCACTGTCCAGACTGACCGCTTATTCCGGGATCCGTAATACTCCTTATCCTCCCGGTCCTCCCGGTGCTGCTTGGGCTGCCCTGGTACTTCTCCCTCATTTACCTTCCTCGCGAAGCTGTATGACTTGCCTACTGCCTTCATGCGTCCGTTCGTCTTAGCGCCGCCGTTTGCCCTATCGCTGCCACGTTGTCCCTCGAGATCCTGAGACAATCTAGCAATGCTTGATTCCGCCATATGTTCCTTGATTGCGTCCTTATCGTAGTAGTATCGTTCGGACTTACTGAGCAAGAACACATACTCGTGGGCCTTCGTAGGCCTGTCCTGGACGCTCTCAGGCATGGGGTTAGGCTTGGACCATATGTTATCCATCCGCAGATACCATCCGTCAGCCTGGAGTGCAAAAGCCACACGCCAAGGAATCCCTATCAAATCCTTTGGTTTTAAACCATTTGGCATTGATCTACCGGGCCTCACACGGTCAATGTCCCCCTGCTTATCGGATAGGTAATGTTTGCCGTGGTATCGGGCATTAAACCCCTCATCTCTCCTTGGTCCGGCACCAGCGTAGCTATCTCCATAATTGAGCCATAGCGTACCGTCATCTCGTAGCAACCGCCAAACTTCTCGGAACACCGCCACGCTATGAGCAACAAACATTTCTGGCGTAGGCTCCAGCCCTAGGCATCCTGTCCACTCAGGCACCGTTATGGACGGTAGGCCCGGCATAGGTGTGTAAGTTACTTCCGGCCAATAGGATGGTTCCAGACCATAATCCCTCAATCCCCAATACGGCGGGGACGTGACACATGTATGAAATGATCCGGCTGGCAGCGTAGGCATTACTTCTATGTTGTTGCCTTGTAATATCATCCCGTGAATCCCCCTTATGGAGGGCTGTTCCCTCCTTCTTATCCCCTATGGGGCTACTATTTTGATTTGTCCCAAGAGCTTGATGCCACAATTTTCACAGTGCCTGCAACATTGTTCAGTGTGTATTTCCGTTCTTCCTTTCCGTTGTCCAGTTTGTTCCAGGGGTCTATATGAAAAGAAATTCCCTCCTGCTTATTTAAATAATTGGCTACCACGTTCCAAGCTCGCTGTACGTCCTTTGGTACATTTCCCATGTGTTTGTCCTCTCTGCCCTTGGGGGCTATATATTTAATCCTCTGGAAGCAGCTTGTTATATGCTCTACGGTATAATTCAGCTACTTTTACTCTCTTTGCTCGCCCATCTTGACGGACATTTACCATCCGATTGCTCTCTTTTACCAAAACCGGAAAGCCTGTTTTCGCATGTGGAGCAAATACTTTTCCGTCTTCGTCGATACGATATGGATAATAGCCAGGGATATATTTAAGGGTCTTGTTCTCCATCCTAAACACTCCTTTATACGTTGTTATATGAATTTATATTATTATTTGATAGCGTGTTATATTTCTTCCCATATCCCTCTTTTAAGGGTGATCACCCGTAAAATTAGATCGGGATATTTGTCATCAAACAGTCTGCGGCGTAGCGAAAAATCCCTTGCTGCGAATCCCTTTACATCCTCTACTATCGTATTGCCGTCTTCTTGGTACATAAAGTCTGCTTTATAGGTTATTGCCCTTCGCTTTTTTTCGTGCTTTGTGAATGACTCCAGCAGTGTAAATTTTGGTTGTAAAGTCAATTCACTTATCAGCCCACCGCGTTCTAAAATTATGAGTTCACCGTATCTCTTTGCCTCCATGTTGCTATCAAAAACTATGCCATCAATGGCCTTTTTCTTAGCGTTGTACTTATTCATGCCATCGCCCCCAATGCTCCGCCTGGACGCTTACCTATGCAGCGTTTTTTTATACGGTCTACTGCTAACATCATTACTTCGTCTGGATCACGCCCAAGTTCTTCGCCGATTTGCTGCAAACTAATTCCCGATGACCACATTTCGTCAAATTGTTGTACTTGGTGCTGATCCCATGTAAAGTCCATTTCTTCACACGCCAGATAAATGCTCCTACGCTTGTTTTTCAACTTGTTGTATTCTTCTCGTGCCATCCGTTACACCTGCCCTCCGGTAGATTTCTTCATGTGCAAGTATTCGATAATCATAATCTTTAGTTTCGTCATAAGCTGCTATGACCAGTTCCGATCCGGTCATTCTTTCAAACGGTCTCACGTTCGTTTTCAGTCTCCTTTTCAGCAATTCCATACGTCTCCCTACCCCGCCGCATAAACTCTTTAAAATCCAAATCTAAGAGGTCATAGTCGTCTATTGGATTCATGGGGTATCCTCTCCTTTTAGTGCTGCACGGGCACGTTCGCCCTTATCATATTTAATTGGCTCATGCCTAGCGTGTGCAGACCCCATCGAGATTGATACCTGTAATAAGTACGTTTTTTCAGCCGCATAAAACTCCAGTGCTTTATCCTTAATCTCTATCTGTTCTTTCAGTTTGACAATTAGATCAAGAATGAACATCGAATCAATTGGCGCTGCTGAACCAAGCCCATCAGCCTCTATGAGATATATTTCGTTGTCTTTCACTATTATTTTTTTTCCGTTAGTAAATTCCACCGATCCTCTTATCTTCTTATCCATGGTTTAGACCTCCACTTCCCAACTCTTTACCGCACATATTAATTTACGATTTAAGTTATATTCCGCTTTGTTGTGGTTGAAAACGAGCCAATCAGGTGATGATTCATCGTCGCTCCCCATCACTGCAAAGTCTGAAATTTTATTCATCAATTCCTCATCTGCTTTCCAAATATTAATCACATCACCGCCAGATAAATGAATTCCCATGTGAAAATATTTCATATCCCTTATTCCTCTCCTTGCCCTTTAGGGGCTGTATTAATTAGCCTTAAATCTCGCAACCAAGCTAAACCATTTATTCTCTATCCACACGCAAGTCAATATCAGAGTAAATAATGGCATTAGCCAGATATAGTGATACCATTTGGTATATTCCCTTTGACTCCATGGGTTAAACTCATTTAGCATTCCTCCATCCCCTCTCTGCCTCCAATTCATAATCTTTGCAATCCTCAACATCCTCTGCTTTTACTCCGTACAGGTCTTGTTGTCTCACAACACAGGCGCATTCCCCATATGGTGAAGTTGGTTCTGGTAATACCCGCCATAGATAGCGACAGGAAGCACATTTGATTTTATTACTCATGTTCTATCCTCTCTCCTCAACTTCCCAAGATTCAACGTAATCAAATGATTCCTCGGTTTCATGCTGCCCTTCATATTCTCCGTGAGTATCCCAACCACACCGAACACAATAGCCTGCTTGTTCTATTTCATTGCTCCCGTAACCTGTGCTGACTGTATATGTGTCCCACTTATGTCCCCTGTATCTACAAATCAGACGTTTGATCCAATGGATCATTCCTCTATCCCCTCTCCTTGAGCTATTAGAGCTGCTAAACAGATGGCTTTATCCCTAGTCATGCCTGCTTTACCGCCTTTCTGTCTTCTTGATGAACTTTGTTGCTAAGGCATTCCTGACACACTTTAACTTTCAATCCCGGCACACCCATTGTCGCTGGTCGTTTACCTTCCCAATTGCATTTCTCACATACCCAAATTTTCATCCGTATCTTCTTCCCTTCTTATTGGAGACGGTAGTTTAGTTCGATCCCGCCTTGTAGCACCACTTTATAGTTACGGCACATCTCGTTAATCCGGCTGCCTATGCCCTCGTCAATTTCGCATAAGCCAGCTATTGTTTTTTCAGAGCTGATAAGAATTGGTTTCCGCTCAAGGTAGCGATAATTAATGATGGCAAACATTTGCTCAATCACGAAGTCCGTAGCCTTCTCCCGGCCCTTGAATAGATCATCTATATAAAGCACATCTGCCTGTTGCATTTGGTGTATGCGTTGTTCCAACGTGTCCAGGTTGGCTTTAATCTCGTTGAATCCCTCAACAAAGGGAAAATATAGTACCTGTGTTCCTTTGGATAAGAGATTATTAGATACTGCCATTAGTAGATGTGTTTTACCGCATCCAGGACGTCCTAGAAGGGCAATGCTATGGTTGGGTATTCCTTGGTCGTCCAGATCCCGAACGCAGTTGTATGCCGCTTTGTAGGCTTCCACAACCGTATGCGGTCTGCCCTCCTGTACAAAGTTCCCGAATGTTTTCTTTTGGAACTCTGGTGTAATCCGGCTTGACTTCATCATCCGTTCTGCCACTCTTTCCTTTTTGCACTCGCAATCTCGCCAGTCGTCCCGGTAATCAAATGGTCCGTCTCCGGTTTTAACACGGATCAGAAAACCTTCTTCATCCCGGCATTTTTCACATCGGTGGTTCTTCGGTGGCTCCGGTTCGGTTTTGTCGGTCGAGGAAGGCGAACTCGCTCTCAGCCGTTTCAGCAGTTCTGCCGCCATTTCTTCGGGACTGAGACCCTTTAATTGATCCTTCAGACTTTTCATTCGTTTGTTCCTCCTTCCAAGGCTCGTCTATTCCGTCAGCATGCCAGCTTTTTAAAATGCCATGGACATAAGCCATATTTCGTTTGCCTCTTAAAATTGCTATTTTCATAGCTTCACAAAGCCAACGATCACCGTATTCTTTTGATAAGTCGTCTATGTTGTCTCGAACAACTGGACTCATAATCCCAAAACCATTTTCATAATACCGATAAGGATTAAGGCTGCTGTCGCCATCAGGCGAAATCTGTTCCCTTCCCTTCTCTTCAGTTCTATTCTCTTTAGTTCTATTCTCTTCAGTTCCCTTCAGTTCAGTTCCCTTCCCTTCAGGAGGAATTTTTGGGAAGTTCCCGGAATTTCCCGGAATGTCCGGGAACTTAGACTTCGTTCGTTTGTGTAATCCCTGTTGATGTTTTTCAAAATTGATCACCTGAACAACCTTTTCGCCTTCCGTTTCATACCAAACAATCAGCCCGTTTTCGTCTAATCTCCTTAGAGAATCAGCAATTTCAGCCAGTGTCTTATCTAACATTGGCACCACCAAGGCTTTTACTTTCGCAGGCGATCCCGCCAGACGACCGAAATCGTCTGTATGTGGAATCATCCATGTAAACAGCAGCATGTCGAAAAGTTCAGGCAACATGTTTACTTTTTCTGAAATTGATATCACTTTTGAAATCATTCGCTTTTCAGCCATCTCTAACGCTTCCCTTCGGCTCCGTTTGTTTCTCAGAAGTTCCGGGAATTTCCGGGAATTTCTCGGAAGTGTTGTGAACAAGCATAGCCATGCATTTCCGCGCCCTTATTCCTTCTGGCGTTTCATCAAGCCAGTCATGACACGTCGTACATAAATGTAATAAGTCCGTTACTCTCGTTTTATGGTTAATGTGCTTACGTCCGATCAAGTGAGCTCGTTCGGTTGCCAGAGCATTATCACAAAGCTCACAGAGTCCGTGTGACCGCGCTTTAAGCTGCTTATCTACCTGTTGGCTTATATCTCCCTTTTGACGCTGTGTGAGCTTTACACGTTTGCTTTTGGCTGGTTTAGGAGCTGGATGAAATCCGTACTGTATCATGCTGCATGCCTCCAATCTCTAAAAAGGAAGATCTTCGTCTGCTATATCAATCGGTTTGCCATCATCGGAAAATGGATCGTTGTTGTTTTTGGTCCCTGGCTGCTGTCTACCAGCACTATCATTCTTATTAGATTCAAGGAAACGGACGTTATCAGCCACAATTTCAGTGACGTAAACACGTTTCCCCTCGTTGTTTTCATAGTTCCTCACTTGAACCCGACCTTCTACAGCCGTTAAGCGCCCTTTCTTCAGATAATTAGCGCACGTCTCGGCAAGCTGCCGCCAAGTAACAATGTTTAAAAAATCAGTTTCACGCTCTCCACCTTGTTTAGTGAAAGGTCTGTCCACTGCTAAGGTGTATGTGCAATTTGCCACACCAGACGGCGTGTATCGTAATGTAGGATCAGCAGTTAAACGGCCTATAAGAACCACTCTATTTAGCATTGTTAAGCGTCACTCCCCATTCGTGTAGTCGGTTATAGATGACTCGCTTAGTCACCTTATACTTTTCAACGGTTTTCACTATTCCGTTTTTTCTATAAAAATCGATCATTTCTTCTTGTGGTATTTGCTGAAACATTGGATGATTCAATTTATCTCTAAATCTTTGTTTAGCTTTTTCTGATAATTTATCCCGTGTGGAGCGAGTTCTTTTCAGCCCCCGATGAGTCTTAATGGTGTGCTCAGCATGTGCTAGCACTTCCAAATTCTCAATACGGTTATTGTCCTTCACTCCGTTGATATGGTGGACATCATACTCAGCGGTTAGATAGTGACCAGTGAACTGTTCCACGACTAATCTATGTTCGAATACATATCCGTCCTTGCCAGCAAAAGGATGCGACTTTACACAGCAAGCAATATATCCTTTACGAGTTCTCTTTTTCCCGGTAATCCGGTGCTCGTCTTCGCCGATTAAAATAACTCGATTTAACAATGTGGTATCCCCTTTACTTATTAATCAAATCCGAATAGTGGATTATTTGGTTAAGTTGTTTCGTCTCCCGGCAGTACCGGCAGCGTTCGCATCGATGTGGTTTCACTAAGCCCGCTTTGACTTCAATCAAGTGTGGCATGTTATCCGCTATCCCCTCTAATTCACGCTTGATGTCGTACCCGTTGATACCGATCACGGCTTTATCTGGCGGGTCCTGCTTTGATACCGCAACGATAATAGGTTCAATCCATCCGTCACGCTGCTGTACAATCCGTTCAATCTCAGCGTATAGGGCCATTTGAGTTACATAGTGGTTTTGCTGTACAAAGGACACATAACCGTTGTCCTGATCCCAAGATTCCTTATGGATGGATTGGACTGTTTTAATATCTGAAAACCGATTGCGTTCCAAAGCGTAATTATCCATTTTAATTTTCCAATTTGCTCCGGCAAAACTGGCGGTCATTATAACCTCTTTTTTTCCTTGCAATACAAACATACAAAGCGCATCACTCTCTATGGTTTCGATCATCTTGTTGGCATATTGGAACTGGGATTTCAGTTTTCCTTTCGTTGCTCCACGAGTAACTATGATTTCAGGGTTACTATCTTTGAATCTTTTAAAAGCTTCTGGTCCCTCGAAATAGGCATGCACATAGGAGCCGACCAGGAGCGCGTCTGTGGCTGGTTCCTCCCAACCTTGGAGCCTAGCCATAGCTCGCGCTTCACAGTCCCGGAACTCCTTATACTGGCTGTTACTCCAATAGGCCAAGTTAGCCTCCTGGGAATAATAGTTTTCTTCATTCAGTAACATCAGGATCACCGTCCGCCTTAGCTTTCTCCGCTTCTTGTTGCGCCTTAAACTCCATTTCAGCAACGCTAGGCACATGGACTGCCCCAAAGTCAAAATAGTCTTCACGTTTGCCCATACCGTCTCTGAGCGACTTCCAGATGTTCCCGATACGAAGGTAATCATTTTCGGTGAATGCATCCTGAGCGCATCCGATGCACTTCTCAATCATTTCTTTATTAACTCCGTACTTCTCCTGAAACTGTTGGAATGCTTTTCTTACACGGTCTGCAAGCGGTTCTGTATAGCTATTTACCAACGTCTTGCGGCACTCCGCAAGGGCGGCATCCACTATATCACCCGGGATTACCCCAAGGATGCATGCGCGCATCCTACGGCTTCCCATATTAGCTACAACCTCGTAAACGTCACGCGCTTCAGTGAGTTGCTTTGTGGTGCTTCCCGCCTTTCGTTCGTGCTTGACTGTAAAAACAATTTGGCGGCGTGTATTCGTTTCAATATCCCAAGCATAAGCCATAGCCTTAGACTCGCCGTTCCGTTGCTCCAGCTCAATCAACCCATAGTCAATGTTCCCCCACGACTGCGCTAAAACCTCAGCCAGTCGGATAGATGGACCAGAAACCTTGCTACCGCCTTTTGGATATTCATATTCCGCTTCTTCTGCAAGCTTCTTCCGCTGACAAGAAAGCATGATACGGTTAAAAGATGCCTGTTGATCCCGTGGGAACTGTTTAGCCATGAAGATAGCAGCTTTCACTTCCTCTGTTTGGCGTGTTACTGCCATTTCAGTAGTCGTTGATCTAAATGACGCCGGGGCCTCCGGCAAGTAATTTTGGTAGTCAATTGGTTGCTGGTCGTCAAAACTCATATTTACATCCTCCTAAAATTTTGTTATAGTGACCGTGAAATGTTTATTAATTCGTTCGATTCGACTCTGGTTGCCGCCAGGGTCGTTTCACTTTCCAAATACAAATCGACCTGTTTAAGCTCGTCCACCATTTTAGGAATATCCTCGTAACGGTACATTTCCATAAGTGCTTCCAAAATAGCTGCTGTAGAATTAGATTTGGTATCCGTGTTTTCTGCGATTGCTTCTAATCTTCGGATGGCTGACTGGACGTGATTCCGGGCTTGCTGTAGGTTCGGCATGTTCTCCCTCCTTGATCTGTTTTCGAATCCGATCGTATTCACGGCGTTGCACCTCGTTTTTAAATGCAAACTTTGGATGCGGTCCATCTACCACCCAACCACCGACTAAAGTTAATGCAAATCTATCTTCAAATTCGTCACTAGCTTTTATGCGAATGCCTACTTGCATTGTTATGCCTCCCCTGCTGTACCTTCTTCTGCCCCCATATGACGCGCCGCACAGTCCGCCGAGCAACAAATATCTCCCCCACAGTTCCAAATTGAATCGCCTGGTTCGATTTCACACAAGCAAGCAGCACAGCATAATGGTTCACATTCAATTTCCTGTGGGTCTGGTAAACCCTGTGAAAACCTGTCCATGCTATACCTCCCACTTAATCTTTTGAGACAACTCAACATAACGACCAAATGAGATACGATTTTTGATAAGGCCATATTCCGGCTCCTGCTCATACAATCGGCCCAAGTATTCCAGATGTTCATCCGTTAGTACACTTAGCCCACTAAGATCCTTAGTGACTACCACATGACGTTTACGCCACCATCGCCACATACCTATCAACTCCCTTTGATAGATTCTGCTTGCCATTTAGCTATCGTTTTAAGTTGGAACCATGTCCCTTGGCGCTTTATCAGCAATAACCCATTTACTTTCTTCCCGGCATCGAATCCGCTAAAGAATGGATTCATACCCTCACTCCTTCAACCAGTCCTTCTACAACAGCCAGCATTTCAGCATTACCATTCCAATAAAGACGCGCCCGATCTACAAACCCTAGTAATTGTTCTTTGCTTACATTACGTCTAAGGCAATCGTCAAAAGCTTCTATGAGTGCAAGTTTGTGTTCCATATAATCACCCTTTCAAGAATTTTCCTTCCGTTGTAATATTGAAGTTGTCCGTGCTTCATTTAACAAGAAAGGAGATGAGTAAAATGGCAGTTCAAGTTCACGCTTGTTTAATTGGCAATTGGGTAAATCTTAATGATGATCCTGATTGCAAAATCGGTGAAAACCATGCGTCCCCTTCTATTTGGTGGGAAGAGAGTGCTAAAATTTATAGCCCATTTAGTAGAGCAAAAGCACATACAATGTATGAACAAGATTATGTTCATGTTCACTACAAAGGCGTTGATTATCGAATACATCCAATGTTCATACAGATCGTTAAAAGTTAAAATCCCGTATAATGTTCTCCTTTAATAGTTTCAAGTCGTCAATTTCAACTTTGGCGGCTTGGGAACTATACATCATGTCTATGTGTTGCTGGATTCTGGACCACTCGTAACTTTTCAGGCCTCTTAAAGCTTCCACAATCGTTTCAATTCTTTGTTCCGACGTCAGTTCTTCTCTCTCAAATGTCTCTTTCAGAAACGGAACAGATGATGACTTATTGGCAATTTCCTGCATCGTTTTAACATCTACTTCAGAAAGTTTAAGACCAGTCCGTTTTTGTGATTCAGGAGTAAGCTCTTCATCCCCATATACTCCCTTTGCCGTAGATACAAATTGGCTTTCCAAGTGATCGCCAATCTTTTTGATGATCTCGTCCATGTCAGCACCCGTTTTAACAACTACTGTAGGTGACAGAGTGACCATATTACGTCCTAACTCTTCTCTAACAATCTCCCGTACCCGCTGTTCAGTTAACTTTTCCATTCTTCATTCTCCTTTCACTGGGTATCCAAGGTACCAAGCGTTAATTTTGTGAGTGATGCGTTTTATCGCATTTTCGTCTTCCGTCGAAACAACTGCTTGCCGTTCTAACTGAGCTATAAACTTAAACTCAATAGATGTAATGCCCTTCTCCAACAAAGCCGCTGCCGCTCCTTGCTTAATCGCACCGATATTCATATTCATTCTCCTTCTTCTACTCCAGAATAGATTTCCTTACGGTATTCTTCATTTGCTTCTCCAAGTAACTGCTCAAGCTTGTCCATGTTTTCAGCTTGGCTTTTAAATCCCTGTGCGGCTCTGTCAATTCCGTTGTTTGCATACACCACAGATTTATTAGACAAGTCTTCCGCTACAGCTTTAATGCCGTCCAGCACGTTCAGCATGTCGTCAAAATCCAATGTACGGATGAATTGGATAAGTTCACTTTCTTGTTTGGTTAAATTCAAGTTAATCACTCCTTTTTTATTAGTCCACCTTGACGCTGTACTTAATTGCCATTTCCTTAACAATAGCTAGGTAAATTTCCGTTAATCGCGAATTTTCTGCAATAGCATCTAACCTGCTGATCTTATCAATCTTTGACTTCGCAACACCCTCTAGAGCCATACGCTTCTTGATGTTTTCCTGCCTAGTTCCCAACTTGTATCTACCACGTTGTTCTAACAGCTCGTAACTTTCATTGGTTACTTCCGAGTACGCATCATGACCGCCCCGTTTCTGCGCAATCTTGTTCAGTAGAGAGCGGACTTTCTTGCGCCATTCTGTGGGATTCAGGGCCAAGATTTCGGCCTGGTTATCAAGCTGCTGTTTTACGGCGTTCACATCATTTTTGAGTTGTGAGTTTTCCAACTCTACTTTTGCAACAGCTTGAAACATATGATTAAACATTTGCAATTCTGGCGATAATGATTGTGTATTGATAGTCAAATTGTTTCGCATTCGCTTGAATTCGTTTAAAAACTTGACTTTCATCTTCATAGCCTCTGGAGTGACATACGACATAGCGACAATGGCAAATGCATCTTCAGTCATATCAAACTTGGGGTAATCGCGGCCTCGCTCGTTACGATAACTTGACTCCGCAAAGTTGCGGAGTGAGAATTCTGTTTCTCCAGCGGCGTTTAGCTTTTCAATCTGAGTTCTTATGTCCCTCAACACATCGTCATGGGCTTTTTTAAATACGTCCGCCATTATTAAACTGTCCGTCACTGCTTGTCCATTCTGTATAAATACCAATCGAGTCATACTGTTTCTCCTCTCAATAAACCTTTTCTTTTTTTTCTTGTTTTCGGGATTCGATCCAATTAATAAAATCTTTTTTATCGGCTCTTTTCGAATTACCAACTTCAAAGTTTGGTATACCGCCGAACTGAGGCTTAGTTTGAAATAACGTGTAAACAGTACTTCTTGAGATGCCTAGATAATTCGCAATCAATTGAGCAGACAAGATTTCTGGCAGTTCTTCTAAACTTCTGATCTTAATACTCACCCAAATACCTCCTCATGGTTGTTTTTAAGTTGTTCACTAAAAGAGACCTCATTACCAAAAAAAATATAATCTTGGGGCGTTCGATAAACAGACTCGATCTTCTTAATCACCATATATGGAATGGTATTTGAATTTTGTTCCCACGAACGTAGTGTCGGAACACTCACACCGATTAATTGTGCAGCTTCCTCTTGTGTATAGCCAAATTTCACACGAAGAGAGCGCAAGGTGTTTATAAAGATGATTGGAATGTCACTCAAAGTAATCCCTCCCTTCTTGTTTTCTATTTTAGGTCTCTTTTAGTGTACTGTCAACACTATAATTCCTCTTTTAGAAAACTATTTTGCTAAAATGTATTGCTAAATTCCTCTAATGGATATACTATTATAGCGGAAGCAATAAATTCTAGGAGGCTAAATAAAGTGTCTGAAAATGATGTTAAAAATATATTTGCTAAGAACATTCTCAAGTTAAGAAAAAATAAAAACCTCACTCAAAAAGAACTTGGTGAAGCGTTGGACTTAGGAAAAACAACTATTTCACAGTGGGAATCAGCACAAAAACTCCCTAATGCCGGGAGTATTGAGAAAATAGCAGTGTTTTTTAACATTCCTAAAAGCACACTCTTTGAAGAGGGTAGTGGTCAGTTCTCTACTTATGGACACCTAATCAATCTGCCGATTGTCGGAAAAATCTCTTGCGGCAACGGTGTAATAGCCTACCAAGACATAGAAAAATATGAACCTACTCCAGAAGCGTGGATCAGCGGAGGCGAACATTTTTACCTTATAGCCCAAGGAGACTCGATGAATGGCGCTCGAATACATAGCGGTGATTTGTTACTAATAAAACAACAGGAAGATATTGAAGACGGAGAGATTGCAGCTGTACTTGTTGATGACGAGGTTTTTTTTAAAAGAGTCTACAAACAAAACGATAGTTTGATATTGCAATCTGAGAATCCAGCTTACCCACCTATTGTCACTAAACCAGGTAATGACTGTTTTATAAAGGTAATAGGTAAACTCAAAAAGGTAATCATTAATTTTTAAGGAGCGATCATAATGGCCTATATTAGAAAAAGGGGCAAAGGGTGGCAGTATACCGTAAATTTCATTGATCCTATAACTGGAGAAAGAAAACCAATACCTAAGGGTGGGTTCAGGACTAAAAAAGAAGCACAACTAGCAGCAGCTGAGTTAGAACGAGAATTAGCCCAAGGGACATATATAAAAGAAAGCGATATTACATTCGATGAATTTTCCGAAGAGTTTATCGAGAGGTATAAATCAACGGGCAAGGTTAAAATCAGCACTGTCAGAGTGAGGACAAATGAAATCGGAAGATTCAAGCCTTACTTTTCGGGAATGAAACTCAAAGACATAACTAAAAAAAAATATCAGGAAGCATTGAATAAAATGAAAGGGGGAGAAAAAAAGGCAACCGCCGACAATACATTAAAAGGCATTCACGGAACCGGAAAAATGTTCTTTAAAATGGCTAGAGAGCTAGACTACATTTCCAAAGATCCAACAGAGTTTGCATATGTTCCTATCTCGAAAAAAACCGTAGAAGAACTTGAAAACGAAGAGTTTAAAGTGAAATATCTTGAAAAAGAGCAACTGGCCCTATTTTTAACAACCGCGAAGGAGCATGGATTACCACAGGATTACCTCATCTTTCTCATCCTATCTTATACTGGTATGCGTGCTGGTGAACTGTGCGCTCTTAAATGGAGGGATATTAATTTCGATGAAGAGACAATAAGTATAACAAAAACCTATTATAATCCCACAAACAACACTTTAAATTACCAGTTGCTCACTCCAAAAACGAAGAGCTCGCGAAGGGTTATAACAATAGATACTTTAGTTATGAATGAACTTTTAAAACACAAACGAGAACAAAAAGAATTGATCCTGAAATATCGCAAAACTTATCACGATAAGGATTTTGTAATCACGAAAATAGATAAACTTCCTGGTTATCCTGAAATAATAAAAACCATCGAGAATAGAATGCGAAGACTACTGAAAAAATGTGGACTAAGTGAAAATCTGACCCCGCACTCCCTACGTCACACTCATACCTCTTTGTTGGCAGAAGCAGGGGTTGAACTTCAGGATATTATGGATCGTCTAGGACATAAAGACGACTACACAACTAAGTCCGTTTATTTACATGTAACAAAACCAAAGAAAAAAGAGGCCTCTCAAAAGTTCGCAGAACTAATGAGCGGCCTCTCAAAATGAATTTAAAGTGGTCAAAAAGTAGTCACAGCGGCGAAATTAAAAACCAAACCCTTGTTGTAGCAAGGGTTTTTGGCTTTTTTACATCATTCCGCCCATTCCACCCATGCCGCCCATGTCAGGCATTGCAGCCTTTTCTGGTTCTGGCTTGTCAGCGATAACCGCTTCAGTAGTCAGGAACATTGCTGCTACGGAAGCAGCGTTTTGCAATGCATAACGAGTTACTTTCGCAGGGTCCACGATACCAGCGTCGATCATGTTTACCCAGTCGCCAGTAGCTGCGTTAAAGCCTACGCCAACTTCTTCGCGTTTCAGACGCTCAACGATTACAGAGCCTTCTTCACCTGCGTTAGCAGCGATCGTGCGGATTGGAGCTTCCAGAGCGCGCAACACGATGTTCACGCCTGTTTGCTCGTCGCCTTGCAGTTCAACAGCTGCAACTGCTTTGTATACGTTCAGGAGCGCTACACCACCACCGGATACGATACCTTCTTCAACAGCAGCACGGGTTGCGTTCAGGGCATCTTCGATGCGCAGTTTGCGTTCTTTCAATTCTGTTTCAGTAGCCGCACCGACTTTAATGACTGCTACGCCGCCGGACAATTTAGCCAGACGCTCTTGCAGTTTCTCTTTGTCGAACTCGGAAGTGGTTTCTTCCAGTTGCGTACGGATTTGGCTAACACGAGCGTCGATGTCGGCTTTGTTTCCAGCACCGTCAACCACAATCGTATTTTCTTTAGTGATACGCACTTGACGTGCTGTACCCAGTTGGTCTACGGAAGCTGTTTTCAGGTCCAGACCCAGTTCTTCTGTAATCACTTGACCGCCTGTCAGGGCAGCGATATCTTGCAGCATTGCTTTACGACGGTCACCAAATCCTGGAGCTTTAACAGCTACAGCGTTGAATGTACCACGCAGTTTGTTAACAACGAGCATAGCCAGTGCTTCGCCTTCGATGTCTTCAGCGATCAGAACGAGTGGCTTGCCTTGTTGTACGATTTTTTCAAGCAATGGCAGGATTTCTTGTGTGTTTGTGATTTTTTTGTCTGTGATCAGGATATATGGATTGTCCAGTACAGCTTCCATTTTGTCCGTATCTGTAATCATGTACGGGGAAATGTAGCCACGGTCAAATTGCATACCTTCAACCACTTCCAACTCTGTTGCAAAACCGCGGGATTCTTCAACCGTGATTACACCGTCTTTGCCCACTTTTTCCATAGCTTCAGCGATCAGTTCGCCTACTTCGTCATCAGCAGCGGAAATACCAGCTACTTGAGCAATGGATTGTTTGCTTTCGATTGGTTTGGAGATGGCTTGCAGTTCAGCAACAGCTGCTTTAACCGCTTTGTCAATCCCTTTACGGATACCGATTGGGCTTGCGCCCGCAGTTACGTTTTTCAGGCCTTCTGTGATGAGGGCTTGAGCCAAAACAGTAGCAGTAGTCGTACCATCACCAGCTACATCGTTCGTTTTGGTTGCTACTTCTTTAACCAGTTGAGCGCCCATGTTTTCAAACGCATCTTCCAGCTCGATTTCTTTTGCAATCGTTACACCGTCATTGGTGATGAGCGGGCTACCGAATTTTTTCTCCAGTACAACGTTACGGCCTTTCGGTCCGAGTGTTACTTTAACAGCATTAGCCAATGCGTCAACCCCGCGCAGCATAGAGCGACGAGCGTCTTCACTGAATTTAATATCTTTAGCCAT